TTGGTCTTATAGTTTGGGGCGGACAATATGTTATCCATCGCTTTTCAAAAAATGGGGTCAAATTTTTTTGTCGCTTGCAAAATTTTTTTAAGACCTTTTATTCTATTTCCAGCGACATAAGAATTAATCAACAAATTTTCAACATAACATCTTAGCATAAAATCTCTTGTCGGAATTTTTGGCGTGGGGGGTTGTCAACTTCCTGTGGGGCCATGTCAAGTTTGTGCTGAGGTTATCACATGTCATTATTCCTTTTGAAAAAAATCCCCACAAAAGCCAGCATGATGAGAATCTTTTGATAAAAATCCCCACAAAAGAATGGGGTCGGGCATAGGCATCAAGAATCGACTCGCAACAATTGTTTTTTAAAAAAAATAACAAAAAATGTTTAAAAAAAAGTTTGATGTAAAAAGGGTTTTAAAAAAAAATTTGGAAGCAAAGGCCCATATGGTTGTGACTTTGTCAACCCTATAGTGGTGAACAATGAAAGGTATTATAAGGTAGGGAATAATGGGATGTACATGACGAAACAAGTTATGGCAGAAGAAATAGACATAGTAGTAAAATCTATGTTAAAAGTAATGAAAGACAATACAGACAAACATCAAAGTGTTGTGGATAAAATGGTAGACCCATTAAACCACATCTCTGAAAATGAATCCTTTGTGAAATCATTTTTATCAGAAGGGGCTAGGAAACTTATGGTGGAGATAAGAAGAATTAAGGACAAAGATGAACGCCAACAATTTCAAGCAAGTGTTCATGGTGGAGTTTGGGATTTAAGTGATGGTGAAAGTGATTTCCTTGACATGTTGTACAGGGCTGTAAATGAAATAACTGAGGTGATTGAATGAGAAGATTTACTAATTGGGAAATAGTAAATGCAATGCAAGAAAGTGCTAAAGTTACAAGTGATGATACTTGGGAAACAATACTTGGGGTTAACCCTTTGTATATACTAGACAAAGAATTATTAAAACAAAGAAATGAAAAAGAAAGGCTGTTATGTTGGTATGCAATGTTCAGAAAATGGTTAGGTACACCTACACCTACTGATTATAGTAAGTGGGTTGATGATAAGGCTTGGTGTGCATTTCGTGAAGATTCCATAGAAAATAATCGGCAAGAATTAAATAAAATGCAAGAAGAATTATGGGCAATGAACAGAAACAAACTAAAAAACGGAGATGGTGAAGAATGAGTAAAAGATATGAGGTGTCCTCAACTACTGGTGGGGGTATATCAACTGAAGAAGAAGTCAGAGAAGATTTGAATTGTACATTTTGTGGTTGCAATATCTTGGATTTAAAACATCCAGTATTATATCATGATGCATATGACCATTACTTTTGTGAAGATATTAATTGTATATGGGCAATGATAAATGAATGTTATGTTACTGAAGTAGAGGAGGTTGAGTGATATGCCAGAATATGATGTGATTACTGTTGTTCATTTTCATAAAGTTGTTGAGGCGGCAAATGAAGCAGAAGCAGAAGCAATTGGGTGGAAATATGAACAGATGGATTTACTCCATGTTTATGATATAGAAGTTGAAGAGATTGTGGAGGATGATGAAGAATGAATTATGATGTTGAAAAAGTGGAGCAATGGATAGGAGATGAGTTCTACTTCATAGTTGTCCGTGATGACGGTGTGAAGGGTGAGATACAACTCAACATGAAGTTACTTGTTGGGGAATACGAGGACTGTATTGTATGGGAGGATGAAGAACAATGAAAGAAAGGTTGAAATTCGGATGTTATAGTGCATTATGTAAATATAAATTATTGCCATGTTGTAAAAAGGGGGATGAGGAAGAATGAGATTAGGTAAACAACAAATATTTAGTTTAGATTGGGTAGGAAGACAGATTCATGAATACGGACATGGATATTCCTATATTGAAACAAGTAAGGGTTGGGGCAAACCCCATGAGGCTAGAGTGATTGAAAGTCTAAGGGATAAAGGATTAATCATTTGCTACTACAGTGGTGATGGGACAGGTGATGTAATGGGAAGTATTCCTTATGATGGGGCTTTCACAGCACACATGACAGAGTTAGGATATAAAGTATGGAAAGAGAAATGTGGTGGGGTGACAGCATGACATACTCCAAAGAACAAATAGAAATCTTGAAATTGATACATGAATTGCCAGATAAAGAATTATGTCAAATGATAGGTTATCTTGGAAATATAGTATCGGAGCGTTTGAGAATAGAGACTTATCTTAAAGAAAAGTATTTTGAAGAACAAACCACTTATGAGAAAGATGAGGAGATACCATGAGTAATCCATGTTCAGATTGTGGAGAACATATGTTATACCTATGGACTATGATGCCTGTATGTGTCAATAAAGATTGTAAAAGGTATAAGGTTGAGGTGACAGCATAGATTCTTTGAAGTGAGGTGATAGGGGTTGGCAGGGATGCCATTTATTTCTTATGTGAAGTTTTTTTCGTCATAGCCCCTATGCCTCATTTCTTTTTGGGGTCACAAAGATGCTACCATATGGTGTGGCCTTTGTCACCCCGCTCAAATATATAGTGTGGAATAATGATAAGTATATATACTATAAAGATGAGGACACCTCATGTCAGGTATAGTATTGACGGACAACGCTAGAGGAGGGGCTAACCTCCTAAATGTAGGGAATGAAGCAAGAGGTGTTATGACACCCGATGAAGCACTTGATAAAGCAGGGTTAAATTTTACTGTTGAATTAAGACAATGTAAAACCGAAGATGGTAAACTAATGAATGGAATAGCAGGTAATATGTATACTGTTAGAACTGATAATGACCAAGTTTTAGGTAATGGATTATCAAAAGGTTATGGGATTGTTCAAAATCAAACAGTAGCAAACACAATTATTGAAATCTGTGGTCATGCTGGTGCAACTATTGAAAGAATTGGAAGCAGAAAAAACGGGGCTTCAATGTTTTGTGTAGCAGTATTACCCCAAGAATATAGTGTAATGGTAGGTCAAGAAGACCCTGCTCAAGTTTACATGGTTTTTCAAAACTCTCATGATGGTAGCGGTAGTTTAAAAATTACTTTTACAAGTATCAGAATGTTTTGCCAAAATCAAATGCCAATGTTTTCAAGAGAAGCACAAATTAAACTAAGTCATACAAGTGGAATTAATAACAAATTATTTTCAACTGTTGATGGTGTTTTAGAAACTGTTAGAAAATCTATCCAAAGTTATGAAGTATCATACAATCAAATGTTAGATACTACAATTGATAGAGAAAAATCAATTGATTTAATTGATTATTTAATTGGTTCAAAAATGGGAATGTACAATAATGATGATGGTGAAAAAGTTCTAAAATATTCGGGAAAACATGAAAACATGAGAAACAAAATTATTGAAAATTTAGACCATGAATCTAACAATGTTGATAATATGAGGGGAACTGTTTGGGCTGTTTACAATGCTTATACTTACTTCATTGACCACCAAAGAACATTGAACTCAACAACTGGTGAATTGAAGCCCGAAGGTAGAGAAAATGCAATTTTTAATGATGGTAGAAGGAAAAGAGAAAGAGCAGTAGCAAGATGCTTAGAAGTATGCTAATAGTACCACAGAAATAACCTAAGACGATATGAAATCGTAAAATTGTTCTTGGGGCAGGGCCGCTTAAAAACGGGCCGCTCTGCCCTCTAGAACGCCTTTTTTTTTGGGGTGCCCAAAGACTCACACCATATGGTATTAACTTTGTAAACCCCATAGAAAGGAATAATGATAAGTATTATAAGGGGGAACTGCTAGGAGGGTATATGGCAGTAACAAAGATGGCAACAACACAAGAACTAGGAACGATAACAGAACAAACAAGTTTTCACGATTCTGGAAGTGAAATACATACAGTAACAGTTAGAATGGGTGAAACTTCGATTTATATTAAAATGCACAAAAGATATAATGGAAAACTAACTAAACCAAATATTAGTATTTTCAAATTAAAAGGTGAATGTAGTATTTTCACAGAACATGATGAGAAAGTATCAAAACAAACAACCATTCATACATCAGATGATGGCGAAAAATTCAAAACTGTAGATTTGGAGGTGCAATAAATGCCATTAATAGTAGGAATAAAAGATGAAGATAAAGCAGAAATATTTACTGAAGATGAAAGGAAGTTCTTAGCATCATTTAATATGGGAATGATTGCTATGAGTGCTGGAATTGGTAGAGTAAAAAAGAATGAAGACGAAAGATATGGAATATCAGTTGATGTAGCCACAGATAGATTCAATCTAGTATGGAGTATGTATGGTAAAGGGGATTCTCCTTTCACAACAGAATTTGTGCAAAAGATGGCTGATGCAGAATGGAGTTCTAATGTTGGTAATGAAAAAGATGAGGCGTTTGCACACAGAATGAAAGAATCATTATTTGATGAAGCAGTAAGAGGTTATGACAATATCAAAAGACCATATAGACAAACATGGGAAGATAAGAAAAAACAAATTGATATGATTAAAAGTTTCATTGGGATTTACTTATCTGGGGAAACATATTACTATGATGACTTTGTAAAAACTATGGTTAATGAAATAGCAGATGTATTCAATATGAATGGTGAACTTCAATATAAGCCAATATATCATAATAGTAACAACACACCATTGTATCTAGTATGGGATGAAAAAGAAGATGAATGGAAGTTAAGTAAAACAAAGGAGGAATGGTAATGCAAAAACCTTACACAATTACATTAGATATGTGGGATGAATTCTACACTACACAAATGAGTGGGGTAATGAATATGTTTGGTCATCACTTAGTTAGATATTTTATGAGTGATAATGCTTACGAACAAGCCTTAGAACATTTCAAAAATAAAAGGAACAGGGAGGATTTAGTAATAAAATAAGAGTCATGGGGTTATCACAGTAATAGGAAGAAACTTTAATTATTTTCGGTTAGGTAATTTGTTGTCTGTCGTGAATGGGGTTTATAGGGGTGGTTCCCTAGACGGGCCTCATCTTCCTTCCCCTCTCTTTTTTTATAGGGTAACAAAGACACTACCATATGGTGTAGTCTTTGCAACCCCATAGTAAGGAATAATGACTAACTATATATACAACCTATGACCGTGTCACTAATATGGCAGGGAATAATGCGGAGATGACTAAGAACGAAAAGAAGGTTCAGTTAATTGAGATGTTTATCAAGACTGAAAAGAAACTACCAGCACATATCAAGACTCCATTGAGGGCTTTGGTAAAAAGTGTAAAAAGTGATATGGATAATTTTGAATCCTATTGGGCTGGTATAGTAGGGACTTGTTCCTCACTATCTAGTTATGGAATTGACAACCCAGTAGGTAGAGGTAAAATGGGTGAACTTCCTTATGATGTAGAAGCAAACATTCAAACTATCTGTGAAGAAATACACAATGTTAGTATAACAGCATACAAGTCTAGTAAGATATTGTCAGTTATGGCTAAGGGTAAAAACTTGAGTGCTGTTACTGCTCAAGAATATGCAGAAAAAGAAGTTAGAACTATGAGAAGGAATCTTCAAGACTGGTATAAGAACCACTGTAAGATAAGCACAGCAAGTTTCAAACCTAAAGTGAGAACATGGGATGGTAAGTTAGTGAAAGGAGTTCCAGTATTTGGCTACCCGAAGGAGGTGAAAGAATGAATCATGTAAAAAGAAAAGCGGCAAGAAGTAGATACTTGAGTAAATTCAAGGCTAGAAAACATTATGAAAATAATAAAGAAGAAATTAATAAGAAGGGGTTGAAAGAATGAGTTACCAATGTTGTGAAGATTACATTAACTCCAATGGGTTATGTGAAGTAATAAGAATATATGAAATCAATTGTCCTAAGTGTGGAACTATCTTAGATGAGGTGATAGCATGAGTAAAGATATGGTAACAATACAGATAGAAGCAGGATGTCCTAGTGGTAGCAGTAATCATGAGGAGATTGGTTTTTGGAATCAGTCTTTTACGGTGACAGTACACAAGAAATTAGTTAGGGATTTCATTGGTAACTTGATGGAGTATGCTAGACAAGAAGCACAAGCACCACATTGGCAATATAATTGGCATTTCAGTGAGGAGGAAGAATAATGCACCCCTTAGATGCACTTAATCCAAAGATTTCTGATGAAGAGTTAGTTATAAGTTATAATTGTGAAATCACAAATTTGGTAACAGATAACCACACCGTTTCAGATGTAATACGTAATGATAGAATAGAGTCGCATAAGTGGTTCACTGATTTATTGTTATTAATTTTTGAAGGATATGAAGAGCCTCTTGCTTATTGGGACTTAGCACCCAAAATAGTCAAAGAGTTACGAGAAGAAGTCAAGCGGTTGCAGATTTACGAACGAATCGTTCTTTGCATCGCCCTTCATCAACAGTTGCCCGATGGACTTCATGTTGATGAGGAATTGATGTTGAGGGCGAGAGAACATTTACGAAAGAATGGAGAATGGGAAGGTGAAGAAGAATGATTGACACAGACAGACTTGTGAAGAATCTAAGGGTGGTTTGGAAAAAGTATCAAAGGTATATTATTGACGATGATGAAGTGCTTGGTAAAATAGAAACGCTCTTGTATAGCACAGGGGTGATGCAAGAATGATACCTAGATATTGGTGGAATGAGTAACTGGTGGGGTTATCAGTTCTTTTTAGGGTAGCAAAGACCACACCATATGGTTGAGCATATCTTTGGAGCGGGAGTGAACACGGCCCCACATGTATAGTGTGGAATAATGACAACCTTTATTAAGGGGAAAAGACAGGAGGGTATATGACGACAGAAGCGGAAGCGAGAAAAGATGCAGTATTAAAAGATAGATATGGAAACAGAATGTGTTATGTCAATCTACATGAAGCAGATGAACATGGAGTAATTGTTTGTATGGTAGTTGAAAACATGAGAGGATATAGAACGATGAGAGGAAATGACCCTCTACAAGCACCTTGGTATTATGCTTACTTTAATGCTTACAAAGATGAAAATGGTAAGTTAGATATGACAGCCATGAACAAAGCGATTGAAGAATCAGTAATCAAAAGAAATGAAGAAATTGGAATAAGTAAAAAGGACAAGATGGAAATTTTAATGAGTTCAATGAGGATAAGGTGATTAAAATGAAAAAAGTAGAAATGGTTAGGAAAATTGAATCTTGGTTAAAGAAAAACAGATTAACTTCTTGTGTGAGAATATATTTCAACAACAAATGTTTTTGTTGGTATGACAGTTCTAAAAATAAAAAGATAATTGAAGATATTAAAGGCTCAGATTATTTTGATTATGCTAATGATGAAACTATTAGTATGTCATTTGAAGGCCCACTATATGAAGTATTAAACTACGCCTGTGATAGTAAAAGATATGAAACCTTAGAAGATGAGTTCATTAATTTAATTAAGAGTTATGGCTACTATTACGAATTAGGAAATGCTTGGAATTTATCAATGTATGAAATAGGGTAAGGTGAAATTATTAAGAATGAACTCTTGAGGTTATCTCATATCAAATATTGATAATTTCTCAACGGGGTCGACCCAAAGATGTTACTTCCCATATGGTAGTAGACTTTGGCTACCCTATACTATATACAGAGGAATAATGACAGTTATTATAAGGGGACACCATATAGGACAGTTTGGGCGGAGACGCAGACAACGAGATGATAAAAATGAATAACGAACAAGTAATAAGTAGTATATACAATATACTAACAAATAGAAACACAAGACCGAATGATTTAATGATGGTATTACAAACAGGGTTAGAAAATTTAGATAATCCAAGTACTAGAGATTTACTAGATTTAAGAGATGCTTTTGAAATGTACCATTATAGATATGCACCTAGAAACCCTAGATACCATTTAGATTCTAATTATTGTAATATTTTTGAGAACCAATTAAGTAATACATTTAGGAATTTATTAGAGAACAACTGGGAATTAGCAAGACCTATGAATTTTAACGATTGGGGATTTCAAATTTAAGGAGATGATGAAAAATGAAAATAATAACAATAGAAGAAACAGATATAGACGTAAACGGAAATGAAATAGTAATAGACACCGAAGTATTGAACGTATGTGATAAGTGCGCTTGTGCTTATCCTATGGCAACTAAAAAAAATACTTCTTATGATGGTGACTGTGATGACTGCGGAGAATTTGAACAAGGGGTGTGGCAATAATGATAGAAACAGTAACAGAAAGTACATTTGTTGACACATTTGTAAAAATAAACAGAGAAAACAATTTTAGTTATTACGGGAGACTTGCACTCTTTGAATACTTTGAACAACTTGAGAATGACATAGGCGAACAAATAGAATTTGACCCTATCGCTATTTGTTGTGAATTCACAGAGTATGAAAATTTAGAAGAACTAAACCAAGCATATAATAAGAATTTTGAAGATTTAGAAGAAGTTAGAGAATATACCCAAGTAATTGAAATACACAAATTAAACCATGAGACAATGAAATATGAAGACGGTGGGTTTATCGTTCAAGATTGGTAACATGTTACAAGAAAAATAGACTTGAGAAATATATAGGATTGAGAAACATGAGACAAGAGATAATAAACAAAATAGATGAAATTTTAGAAATCCCAAAAACAGATTTTTGGGGAGGAATAGATGATATAAATTTTAATTTAGATATTCGGCCTAATTATTTGGCTAAAAGGTTGCAAGAATGGAACCCTTCACCCGTGAGTTATACTATGGTGATATTAAGTAATAAATGCACAGTTTTTGAGGGTAGGAGGACACTAGCAGGTAATTTAAAAATAACTACTGATAATATATCTTCTTTAATGAATAGTGAAGAAATAGAACTTTTAAAACTTTTAAAATGGTTTTTATCAAACGGGTGGTGATATTATGACAGAATACACAATTCTCTTATCGTTTTATTGTAAAAGTGGTTTACCTTGCCCTTCTTGGGATATATTAGAAAAATTCACAGGCACAGAGAAAGAAGCAATAGAACACGCTAAAGAATTAAGGGATAATGCCGAGGAAGGGCTTGAAGGTTATACTAAAGAGATAGCCTACGGTGGTTATAGTTGGGACTTGATATGGTACGAGGATGATTTAAAAATGTATATGGACGAAAGCGGAGAGGTTGACTTTTGGTAATATACCGTTTTTTATAGGGTTCCAAAGACTTAACCATATGCTAGGAAATTTTCCGAGAGTACCAATGCTTAAACGCATTTAACCAAACTAAACCTATAGTTCCTCTCTCCTAATACGAACAATATATTGTTATTATTTTAGCCTACCATTCGAGGGGTCGAAAGTAGTGTTGTATATTATATTAATAGATAATATTAGTATAGTTATATTATATTATATATTATATATTATATCAAGGGGCAAAAAATACATTTCATACATTTCATATATATTTCATATAATATTTAATTAAAAACGTTGTATAGGATTATATACATTTCATATTACATACATTTCACTCATGTGTACAGGTGAATAATAGGGGGGTAGTTAGGGGGCACCCCCTATATTTCCCATTTTTCATGAAATATGAAATATGAAGAGCAGTACAGCGTTTTTTACATTTCATTTACATTTCACATGAAATGTATTAAGGAGTGAGATAAGACATAAGAAGGTATAATGCAAGAGACAATGCCCTATCCCACAAATATATTGGAAGAGGGGCTTTTATTTAAAATTCGGGGAGTGTATTTAGGAAGGGTGTTTTTTGGAAGTGGCGAAAATTGTATATTGTCACAGGGTCATTAAATTGTGTTCACATCACATACCTACCTTAAGTATGAAAAGATGATGGGATATATTATGGAGACATATAGTAAGTACACTATAATAAAAAATGTGAAAATTGAATATAGAACAGGATTAAAAGAAACAAAAACAGTTGAAGGAAATATAGTAACTGCTGGTGGATTATTTAATGATTTTTGGGCTGTAGATACTGGAGAAAAAGAAATCACTTGTATTCCAAGAATGGGCATAATAAATATTAAAACTATAATACCAAAAACATATTTAATGCCTGTTGAAGAAATAGAAGAAATGGAAGAAATGCATGAGTTAGAAAGAAAACAACATTTAATGAATATGAAAAGAGATTTAAATAAAGATGATTCACCTATGATGTGTAATTAGATTTGAATTTATTTACAAATAAACTAACTTGGGATAAATTGTTAATCGGGTCTATTGGGATATTATTGTCAATGGCCCAAGTTACCAAGTCTTCTGTGGCTAGATTAGCACCAGAATCTTTAGCAAAAGGACAGCCACCTAAACCACCAATACTTGAATCAAATTGTCTGATGCCCAAGTCATAGGCATGTTGGACATTATCTAAGATGGGTTCAGATTTTTCATTGTGGTGGAAATGAATAGCCCATGTAGTTCCTATGTTTTTTATTAGGGGCGAAAGTTCTGAAATGGATTCTTTATTGGCTAGGCCAGATGTATCAGATAGGACAACTGTTGAGCCTAATATTGCAGAAGATTGTAATGTACGCTTGAGATGTTCTGGGTCAAACTTTCCTTCGACTGGACAACCGAATGCATTAGAAACATAGACACGAATATCATCTTTAGGGATGCCATAGAGCATACTTCTGTATTGTGAAAAGAGTTGTTCTAGGCTTATGCCAAAGTTATTTTTATTGAATGTTTCAGAAGGAGAAAGACATACATTGAATTTTTTAGCACCTACTGAAATTGCACGTTGGAGTCCTTTTTCATTAGGTACAAGAACTCCTAGATTACAATCGAGGTGCGAAACTTTTCTATAGAGTACATCACTGTTAGCCATGTTAGGAACTTTCTTCGGATGTACAAAACTTCCAACTTCTATATTTTTCAGACCAGCATTGTATAATAAATTAACCATAGTTACTTTGTCTTCTAGAGGGATTACAGATTTGATTCCTTGTAAACCATCTCTAGGGCCAACTTCGTAAATAGTTATTTTTTCCATTTCTTCACTCTCTTTACAATTAATGTTGATAGCGATACCCAAAACAAAACTTCTGCTGCAATTAGAATACCTGCTACGATTGGGCCAAATTTGAATATGTCTCCGTTGAGGCAACCTTTCACTTGCTCACATACATCAGACATTCTGGGGCCGTCAATGTGTGGGATATTATTTACGTCCATCTTTTACCAATCCATTTAGACGTGCTATTTGACAACCGTATCTTATTTTAGTTGTAGAGTCTAAATCCCAAAAGGTAACATTAGATTTGTTTTTATCATTGACTGAATCTATGTAAGCACATAGTTCCTTACGTGACATCTTTTGGAAATCTTCATCAATGTCTAGACCTAAAATGTTACCATCATTTGGATAAGATACGAATTGTTCTATGAAAACATAAACCCATCCCATGAGTCTAAGAAAGGATTTAATTATCCCTCCCAACATTCCTTAATCCTCCTTTAAAATCATTATTCAGTTGTTCTTTCTCTACTTCATTGAATGGTATCTCACCTATTTCAAAAGTTATGATATTCAATAAGAAATACCAAGTCAAAGACAGTAGAATTATTGCTGTTGCTCCCGCTATAAATAGTGTTGACATGACCAGCGCAAGTCGGTGTAGAAAATAAACTAGTAGGTAGGATTGTGTGTGAAAACATCCATTAGTTATTTATGTATGATTTGCCAGCGAACCTTACATGCAAAAAACCTATTCCTTCCACATCACTGATAAAGAAGGAAAATGGAGAATACAATACGAATCCAAAAAGAACGCTTCCAGAATAAAAGGGAAAATGATTAAGGCACTTTGGAAAGAAAAAGAAGGGTTGACAGTGAATGGTATAAGAGATAAGATTGCAGACACATCCACCCATATTCCCACCTCTAATCAACTGGGAAATATCTTGCGTGGTTATGATTTGTTCAAGTCAACAGAGAAGACAACCGTTGCATATATAGGGAGTAGGTGCAATAGAGTAATGAAGTGGAGTTTAGATATGTCTTGTTTAAATTTTGAACAAGTCGCTTAATGCTTACTTTACCGATATAACACGTTCTATAGAAAATTTGTGCAAGTAAATATGTTGGGGCCAAACTTGGATTGTTTTTTCTAGTGAGGAACAATGCTTATATATGGGATGTATTCTCGTTAACAATATGCGAGGGAACAATGATGAAAGTTAGATTTGGAAAAAAACAAGTGGATTGTATATATGATAGACTTGTGATTTTATGTGAAGGTACAGGTATGGATATATTTGAAGAAACATATAATACAGATGGGAAATACGATGAAAATGGTGAGCCAATTTTTGAAACAATTGATTCACGATATGAGAATAATATGGAATACACGCCAAAAATATTACGTGAAATTTATGATAATATGGGTAAGGCCGAAAGTTTACTTTATGATGTATTTTGTAAAGATGAATACGGTAGTGGAAAGGGAGCAACACTTGATGTTTCTCTTTTCAATACAGATGGTTTACGCCATGCTGGTTATTGGGTTTTAGAAGAATGTGTTGGCGAGGGGTCGGGATGGTATGATAACAATGCTCATTGTTCTGGATTCGATGACTCTCTTTTCAAAACAGAAATGGAAGTAATTGATTTTGAATACAATCTTCAAGAAAAAGTTAACAATATTGATTGGGGGTTTGAGAATGACACAATGGTTTGATGCAAGATGGTGCTATTCGCACAATTTAAAAAATTGCACTCACTGTAAATTATCTGTGAATGATTTAATTTATGTAAAGGGTGTTCTTCAAACACCTAAACAAATTAGGAGGAAATTAAAATGACAAACAGTAAAATTAAAATGAATAATATAGATGGTCAATGGTGCTGGTCGGTATCAGTAAACGGGCCATTAGGAAGAAGTGGAAGTGGAAGAAATACTGACTATTGTACAGCATATCAAGAAGCATTTGATTTTATATTAAAGTGCGATTATGAGGGTGTGCCAGATTCAATTTATCCAATGTTGAAAGTAGTTGGATTGGTAGTGAGTATAGTCTTACCAGTTGCAACATATATGGGGGTGGCCTAATGGGTAAAAATTTACATGTAGTAGAATGTGAAGTAAGTGGTTGTAACGAACTATGTTATTATGGTTCAACAGTTTGTAGTCAAGGATGTGAACAAGAATGAAGTGTAATTGTTTAGGGAAATTGCGACCAATTATGAGTTGTGATAAGTGGTTAGATTGTATAGAGGTGGAAGAAGAATGAATCCACTATATTTCAAATCCGATGCGTTTGAGAGATGGTTGGGAGTTGGTCATAGACCTCTCGTATGTGTGATGTGTGAATGTGAAGATGACGACAGAGACACCTTGTTTGAATATCCAAATAAATCCGATGAATGGTGGTGTGCTTGTTGCTTCCAGAATTACTACAATCTGGAATGGAATCACGACACAAAACGATGGAGAAAGATTCGCTGTGAATGTCATAATGAGATTGAGATTTATGATGATGATGAGGGTATGTGGGTTTGCCCATTGAGAGGTGAAGAAGAATGATTGAATCAAATGACGTGTATTCTCATAAAGGAAACTACTATTATGGTATTACCATCCCGAACCACCTTAGTACTAATTATAATCTTTATAAAATAGAAAATGGCGAATCAACACTTATATTAAAATCATATAGCAAAGAAATGAGTGAGTTTAATAAAATGTGGCCAGACATGAAAAAAGATATGTGGGAGGCGTTTTTGAATGATTGATTTTACAGGATTAGGTCGTATGAAAATACACGAACTAAAAGGTAGGCAATGCGTTCAGTTTTTCCCAGATGCGGGTAAGACAGTACAAGACATGTTAAAGGTGCTAGATGATGGCTTAAAAGGAACAAAAAGGCATAGAGGAATATTGATGCAATCAGAATCTTCTAGGAAGAAAGGATTGCCAGTTCCATGTGTTATAATATTCGAGGAGAGATAAGAATGGTAAAGAGAAAATACAAGAGAGAAGTAATGAAATATGATAGACCTACAAACAGATTAGTTAAACCTACAAGGTTGGCAAAATCTTCCCCAAAGAAAATGGGTGGATTGAGGTTATTGAAATGAATGGGCATTTTACTTATGATAGAAGTTGGGAGCAGATAGAGGCAATGCTCGACAAGGCTGAGAGGAAGCAAAACTTTCATTCAGTGGAGATGAGCAAGGAGTTACCTAAGAAAGAACGAATATTCCACATGCGACAATTCAAAGCATTGGAAGGAGTAATTAAATCCTTACGTTGGGTGTTAGGGGATAAAAATATTAAACACCCGTTAGAGTGATAGAAATGATAGAGATAGATGAAAAACTAGTAAAGAAGGTAGAGGAATACGAAGATGAACTCTATCGTAAAATAGAGAACAAAGAATTAACATTGTGTGAAATGTGTGATGATGTATTTCCATACAAACCGCAAAAAAGATTTTGTGATGCATGTTTGAAAAAGAGAAGATACCTCAGACAAAAAGATTATGCTAAAAGAGATTATGTTGTTGCTAAAAGAAAAACTGGTAATGCGTTGTCAAAAAAACAAGAGTATGATTTAGCAAGAAGAAACGAATGGAAAGATAAGAATCCTATTCAACAGAAACTATGTCCAGCGTGTAACAAAATGTTTACACCAAAGACAAGGAATCCTAAAATTAAATACTGTTCTGCTGAATGTAGAAATCAAAAATACAAGGTGAAAAAATGAGATATTTGTGTGTTTGCCACCCAAGTTTCCCAATGAATCAAGATTGGTTTTGTTCAATGTGTGATAGTGAGGTGATTGAGGAATGAGATTTGAACTTAATGATGAATCAAGTGACATAGTAGAATTTAGATTGATAGAAGATGTGGATATGCCACCAGTTATCATCAAGCAACATGAGCATGAAATGACAGTGGTAATCATGATTAATCTACATCACAAGATATGGTTGAGTCTAAAGCGCAAATCTATCGCAGGGGCTAACAAGCAAATGTTTGCTCAGATAGATAGCATACTCAATGGGTATTTAGAAGAACAATTAAGGATGAAAGAGTTTGATGAGCAATGAAAAAGAATTGTAGGATATGTAAGGAAACTTTTCCCATAGAAAATTTTGATTTGGTGGGTGATAAGTATGGTAGTAGGCGAGGTGAATGTAAGAGTTGTCGAAGTGAGCATAAAGCCAAATCGAAAGGTGAGGAACATTATAAAAAATATAAAAAAGAAATGGCCTATAGAGAAGAACTTCATCAACTCCAAAAAATAGGAAAACGAAGATGTAGAATTTGTGACACAATAAAAATCCTTGATGATTTTCCAAATGATAATAGTGGAAAAGTTTTCTATAATAAAAAAAGTTATTGTAAACCATGCGCTCATAATACATGGAGAGTGCCTAAGCAAAAAACCACATTATATAAAAAACAAAAAAGTGGATGGGATAAAAACTATCGTGAAAAACATAAAGAAAAACTCAATAAAAAAATTAATGAAAGGTATCATAATAATCCCGAACATAAATTAAGAGTAAGTTTAAGAAATAGTTTAGGTAGGTTACTTAGGAAATCAAGGGTTAAAAAATCCGAATCAGCAATTAAATTAGTGGGAGTAGATATACCAGTTCTTAAAAAACATATAGAGAGTCTATGGGAAGAAGGGATGACTTGGGATAATTGGTCAAGAACAGGTTGGCATATAGACCACATCATTCCTTTGAGTTCCTTTGATTTAAGTAAAATAGAAGAACAAAGAATAGCATTTCATTATACTAACTTACAACCATTATGGGCTAAAGATAATCTAAGTAAAGGCTCATTATGGAAAGGAAAAAGATGGAGAGTGAAAACATGAACAAAAAAGAAATGGAAAAACAATTACAAGAGACGAGCCAGAAGTTACTAACTGCTACTACGCAATTAGAGACTGCTGTACAGAACAACCAAAAATTAACACAGATGGTATTAGAGGGTAATGCACAAGTTGAGAACTTAAGTAAATTAGTTCTGCACTATGAAAAGACTCTAGGAATAGCATTCTCAAGGTTAAATGAACGTTCCACTTTATATACTAGTGGCAGTACCAACAACACAGAGGAGATATAATATGCAACTTAGAATATTAAATGCAAGTGGACACACACCTATTGAGGTGACATCAGAAGAAATAATTGATTACATCAGTGACTACCCAACACATTGGGTTTGCGTTGATGGAACAATCGTCAGCAGACAAAACCTTTCAGATTATGATTGGGATGGAGTAGAGACTGTTGACTTGATGCCGTCATTAGTAGGGGGATATTAAACTCAAAACATTGAGGTAGGTTGACACAGTAATAGAGAGATGTTTCAGTCTTGTCGTGACGTTAATTCTGTCGGTGCGTGTCTTGCTCTCTTCCTACCTAAAAGGTGATATTTATGGATGACTTTGACCCAGAGTATGTTACGAGCAGACGCTCAACAGACAAGGTTATTGCAACTAAATGTAGGATATGCGGGGGACAGTTAACGCATCCTTTAGAGGCAAGAAAAGGATTCCATGATAAGTGTTTAAAGAATTACAAATCGAAAACATATGGTGCTAAATAATGGAAGTAAGAGGAGTAGAAATAGATATACAGATACAAACCAATGAAGTAAACTCTTATCCACACGATGATGAGAGAAACGGTTTAAAGTATCAAGGTCACATGAGAGAATCCCGTTGGGAAACTAGTGTGGATAGATATTCTAAAGTTGACCCTTTGATTGAAAACTTTTGTACGGTGTTGGAAAAAAATTTACCTAATGGTGATTGGTATTCAAATGCCCCTGTATCTTATGTTGTTACTTTTTACATCAATGGATTTCCCTTTGTTTTACAAAAGGATGATTGTCGATTCAAACTCATGGGCAAAATTATGACTAAGAAAGATGCTTTGGTTACTATTGCTAAAACAGCAATGTACGCTGGCACTTCTAAAAGAGATAGTAGTGATGTTTATTTGTTTTTCAATAAGTATATGGAAACGCCAAATTTAATCAAAAGAGCAATTGAAGAGAGAATAGAATATTATTTTAATCACGTAACCTATGTTAAAAAAATAGTTGGTTTGGACATGGAAACCTTAGAAGACATTTACGAAACAAGACCTTATCACAGGAGAGAAAAGGTTCTCCTTAATGTTCAAAAAATATCCAGTAAAAGATATGCTTTGGAAATAAGTGATAATGTATGGGGCGAAATGTCAGAAAAAGATATGTTGGCCTTTATCAAAATTTACAATGGTGAAAGAAAAAACAGAAGAAGTAAGTGGTGGGGTATAAGCCCAAACTATCTTTGGAAATATACAATAGGTGACTATCCCTCAGAATCACAACTTAATACAATGATTCAATTTTTATTACACAACAGGAAAGATAAAATTGTCGTGGACAAATCCCTAGAGTTGGTTAGAAGTTTAGAGAAGTTTGATGACATTAGAGTTAGAAGACATGGCTCCCAACTTAAAGTAATTGTAAAAGGAAAGGAAGCGTATTGGTTTATATTCGGTGAAATAAAAAATAAGAACGAAGGTAACTTACAAGATGTATCTACTGTTATGATTACACATCTTCAAAATCCAGAAAGCCCCGAAGCCCTCAGAACAAAAAAATTAAATGATAATTTTTATTCTAAGTATGGGGGTGTAAATGTTTGTATTGATAATCTAATGGGTGGCAGTTCTATAGGCGACCAAGTTTATGCTAGGGCTATGTTATGTTTGAACGATTCAGAATCTAGAAAAATAATTAGCACTATGGATAATAAGTTATCTGGTAGGACACCGTTGATGATAGAAGATTTTGATTCTTATGAAAATGTATGGGAGGAAGAGTAATGCGAAGTTGTGAAGAATGTAAGTATGCAGGGATGACCTTTGATGACAGACTTGGTGAATGGGTTTGTGATGTATGTGGTTATATCCAAGTAGAAAACCTTGAAGAAACTGTAATGGCGATTACATATGATGGGGAAGTAATGCACAATAAAGACGAATATTATGGATTAGGCTCAGACCAGTCAAACAACAATAGAACTTTTGTGGGTAATAGAGCAGTTATTAATTATCGTAAAAATAGAAACTTCGATGCAATCAATGAAGGTTGGATGATTCTAAGTGAGTTCACTAGTAGCCCAGACATAAGATTAGAATTTAAAACAAATTATAATAGTCTACAAAAAAATCATGTATTTCGTGGAAACTCAATCATAGAAAGATGTGCAGGATTATCTTACTTTACGTTAAAGGATAACAACATACGAGTAGATGTGGGCACCCTCTCTAAGATAACAGAAGTCCCCAAAAAGAGAATTATTCGCATGGCCAAAAAGGTTGCGAACCATTTCGGTAAATCACATGTTTTATATCAATATAACCCAGAGGCAGATATAGATAAAGTTAGGCACGAATTAGATTTATCTTTTGCTTTCGCTAACGATGTTAGAAGGGTTTACTATGCATTAGCAAATAACTTAGGTGACTTACTAGATACTAAAAGAAAAAGATTCATGGCAGGAGTTATATGGTTAACTCTACAAATAAGAGGGGAAACTGGTAGAAATAAAGTTTCAATGGAATCACTGGCTATGGCATTGAAGAACAACAAAAGTAAAGCAACTGTATCTTATGGTTACAGTGATATATTAAACGCAATCAGATTAAATAAGCAAATGGTAGAAAAAATAACAATAGAACAATTAATAGAAGGAGCATGGTAAAATGAAGAAGGTAATGATAATTGGTGCAGGTGGTATCGGTAGTAACTTGATTCCTATTCTTAGTAAGATAGGAACATATGATATTACAGTATATGACCCAGACACAGTAGAAGAAAAAAATATCACATATCAAAACTTTAAGATAGGTGAAGTAGGAATGAAAAAGGCAAATGTAATGGCCAAGTATAACAAAGTAAAAGGTGAACCTTTTGCTGTATTAACCAAAAGTCAACTCAAAGGATATGATTTGATTGTGTGTTGTGTTGATAATTTAACAGCAAGAAGATTGTTGTATGGTTATGATAAACCTTGGTTAGATTTAAGGGCACAGGGTAGAGGAAGTATTCTTGTCTCATATAAAACACCAGTTGAAAAATACGATGAATTGTTGGCAGGGCCAGATGGTAACTTTTCTTGTCAAGGAAATGATTGGGATGGCAAAGCAAAAGGAATCAACTGCATGCATTATGTTGTGGCTGGATTAGGCGCACAGTGGATTCAACGGTGGTTTAGTAAAGACCACGTTGACAATGAAATGGTGGTGTGGTTTTGAATTTAGAAGACACGGTAGTTAACCAAGAATGGAAACAAGAAATAGAAAGTGCATGGCAACGATTCTTAGATTGGGGTTATGTAAATAAATATCTTAGAGAAGAAATAACTCATTATCTTAGACATACTAAAGCGGGTCAAGATGTTTTAGATTCTATATGGCACATGAGTAAAACTGCATTTGATTGTGACAGAGAAGTGCAAGTAGTAATAGACAGCAATAATAAATTATTCATTACTTTCGGGACTGGCTCATTTGTTTGGTTCCACGATAATGAAGAAGTTACTGGTATGAAAATGCCCATCAAATGTTGGATTCACACTCACCCATTTGGTAAGGCTTACTTTAGTGGAACGGATTGGAATACAATCAATACCTATGAGCCAATTATGGATTCAGCGATTGTATTAGGTGGGGCAGAACGGATGACTTGGATTAAAGGAAAAACCGATACCCACTTTGAAATTTTTGTTCCAATTAATAAAGGGGCAACTGTAGCAGGTGTTTGGGAGGAAGAATAATGTTCATCTTTGTTAAGAAGGTAGATGGTCATTGGAAAATAGCAGTGGCCACTGTTGATGAAGTAGAAAACCATCAAGTCGATTGGGCAAGTGATGAATTTTCTAGAACTACCTTCTGGACAAAAAATGCAGGAGAGGCATTCATCGTTGCGGCTAGAATGTATCATTCTCTTAAAGAAGATGGGGTGATTGGCATCATCCCACTGGAGGACACTGGAGAATGAAATGTTTTGAGTGTCGCCATCCTATATTGTGGGGGGAAGAAAGAGTCCCAGACACAAATGGCAGAATATATTGTAGTCAAGAATGTTTAGAAAAAAGGAGAGATAAAAATGAAAGCAGTAGGTAAATGGGTATTGATAGAAGTAGAACAACAAGAAGAAAGTGGCATTCTCGTAGAAGAAGGCAATCGTGGGAAAATAGTTTCTTATGGTGCAGATTGTTGTTTCGTGAAAGACATAGCAGAAGGTATAATGACGGCCTTGCATGAAAATGGTGAGATGTGGAAAACTCCACCAGAGGAAGTGTTCATACAGGGTTCAACAGAAAATCCCTTTATTGGGGCAGAATGTTATTTTAGTCCTAGAAATGCAATTGACGTTCAAGGTTTAAAATGTGTAAGAGACACAGATGTTTTTTGTGTTATACCTTTAGTTAGAACAATAGAAGTAGGCGGTGATACTTTATGTTGATTGGTGACGAAGCAAGAGAGGTTTTCAAAACTGGTTTACACAAAGTACACACAGCAGTTGCCCCGACACTAGGGCCAGCAGCAAGAACCGTTGCACTAAAACGTAATGGGAGAACTATTGTGATTAATGATGGTGTTACTATTGCAAGGAAGGTTTGGTCAGAAGACCCTTATGAACAAATGGGTATTGATTTAATTTTAGGGGCAGCAGAAAACGCTCAATCTAAATCTGGTGACGGTACGACAACTGCAACAGTGTTGGCTAATTCTATTGTTCAAAATTATGATTATAGTCGTGTTTCAGATTTTACCGAATTATTAGAAAAGGATATTGAAAAGGTATGTGAGTTCTTATACAATAAAAAGAGTGTTTGTAATTTAGAAGATGTTACTAATGTGGCTACTATTGCTGCTAACAATGATTCTGAGTTAGGTCAACTTATTCATGACGTGTTCAAACAAATAGGTAAAGATGGTGTAATCACTGTTGAAAAATCAGATACAAACCAAACAACATATAATATGACAGAAGGATTAGAAATAGACAAAGGGTATTTATCTCATCTTATGATTAATGATGATTCTACAGGGGAAGCGATTTTAAAAAATCCTTTAGTATTATTAACGGATAAAGAAATTAAAAAGTTTGAAGATATATTACCAGCATTAAAAATAGCAGATGCTAATTCACAACCACTTCTTGTTATATGTAAAGAAATGGAAGGTAGTGCGTTATCTAATATCTTGTTAAACATAGTCCAAAAAAGAATAGATTGTTGTGTGGTTCGTGCGCCAGATTGGGGGCCGACACAAGTTGAACTATTAAGAGACATGGCTGCTATTTGTGGGGCTAACCCATACTTGTCCACATTAGATATGGATTTAAGAAAAATCAAAAAGGATGATTTAGGGACTTTAGATAGAGCAGTAGTAAATAGATACAGTACTGTTTTAATTGGTAAACCGCCAAACGAAGAAATATATCAAAAGAGAATAGGCGACCTTAATGCTATGTTAGAACAAGTAAAAGAGGATTGGGAAAAGGACAAACTCAGAACAAGACTTGGTAGATTAACTGGTGGGGTGGCCGTAATAAAAGTAGGTGGTATGACAGAAACAGAAATCACCGAAAGAAAAGAAAGATTAGATGATGCATTAAATGCAAGTAGAGCAGCATTACAGGATGGTATCATTGCTGGTGGAGGATTTATGTTGAATCTTGCTACTATAGAGTGTGACATCAAATGTGAAGCATTGAAAAAAGCATTATCAGACCCTATGAAAATTATTGCTAGAAATGCAGGTCAAAAAATCAATGGTCAGTATGAAAGAAATATTGTTGACGGTTATGGTTATGATGCTAAAAACAAAAGAATGATTAAAGACTTTTTAGATTTACAACATGGTATTGTTGACCCAGTTTTGGTTACTATGAATTCATTGAGAGTAGCAGCATCTATTGCAAATTTAATATTATCAACAGAAGTAATTATTGCGGAGAAGGAACGAGATGGATTCTAAGAAAGTAATATCTGTCAAGTTTCCCGCACCAGTGGGAGCAGAAGTAAAGTGTCCTATATGTGATGGTAACAAATGTATAGCCTGTGAATGGTCTGGTAAATTATCAATTACTGTAGATGCTAAAGTTCCTATTCAAAGAGCGCACATCGTAAAGTATGTTGTGGATAATTTACAAACGATTGCTCAAGAGATAACTAAAAAGTATGGAATGACACCACAGATAAATACAAAAGAAGTAATTAAAATTAATGATGGTCAATATGAGATAGTTCAGATAAGTAGTATAGGAGGTGCCTGTTGGATTGCTAACAGAATAGATGAATATGCACCACCACAGTATTTTACGAATTATCAAGAGTTGACAAAATTTTGTGGAGGAATGGAAATATGAAAACAGTAGGAGAAATACCAAGAGATACAGATAACGAAATAAGAGTTAGTGTAGGAGAATATCAAAAAATAGAAGTAATTGATGTTCGTTGGTTTTATAGAGATAAGGCAGGACAAATGAAAGCAGGACTCAAAGGGTTTAGATGTAATCGTGATGAGTTTAAACAATTGATGGGAGTGCTGAAAAGAATAGAAGGTGATGAAAATGGATTTAGGAATTAAATTAATATTAGTAAGAATACAACAGTTTAGGGACCAAGTAGAAACTCTATATGGTGAAGTTGAAGATTTAATCACTGATACTAATATGGGAACAAAAGAATTTCAAGTGGGTGTGTTTTTAGGGATGAGTATGGTTGCAGAACAACTTATAACTTTATTCCCAGACTTATTAGAGGAGGAATAAAAATGGAAGATGAAGAAGAAATAGATAAAATGAAAGAACTAGAATCAAGAGTGCAAGAGTTGGAAGAAAGGTTTGATTGGTTAAAGAAAAAATATGATTATGATTTGGATGCTATGGTGAAAGTCCTTAGTGATTTAACAGGAGAACCCGAATTTAAATTTAGGTGATTTTTTGCTCTGGTCTGATTTCGCCAGAATGTGCGAAGCAATTCAAAATAGAAAATCTCTCAATGAAAAAGAAGGTATAGTTAAAACATCTAATTTGACAAATGAGGCCAAAGAAATACTCGGCCTTAATTTAGATGCTAATTTTATGGGAGAGAAAAAAGCAATTGTTTGGCTTGCTAAAATTTATGAAGTGTTGGAAGATGATATATCTCAACAAATAAAAATACATGGTGATATTGGTGAAGGCATAAAATGGTATGTTGAAAATAGTAATGAATCAGATTATACGGTAAAACAAATAAAACACCTTTTAGAATTAGATTGTAGCAAAACAGAATCTAATGCGTTTGTTTTAATTAAAGAGGCTTTTCATAAAATGAAGAATAATGAAATCAAATGGTTTATTCGTTACTGGTTGCGAAAACCTAGAAATGGAATAGATGATGGTGTTGTGAGAAAAATGTTTGGAGAACTTAAAATAAAATTTCAAGTGGGTGTTGCCGTCCCACCACAGTTAGCAAAACCTCTCAAGGGAATACCAGATACTTGGCCCTTGATTATGGAATACAAGTATAATGGGGTTAGAGTACAAATACATAGGCAAGGTGACATCGTATTATTATTCAATAGGATAGGTAAAGACATAACTAAAAAGTTTCCAGATGTTGTTGACATAATAAAGAATTGGGACAACGGTAATTATATTTTAGACGGTGAGATTTATCCAGTAGAGAAAGGTAAACCAGCCCCTCTCAAAAATATAAATTCTAGAATACATTCTAATGATATAAAACAGGCTATAGAAAAATGTCCTGTGAAGTTAGCAGTGTTTGATTATCTTTTTGAAAATACACCGTTGCGTGAGAGATTAAAATTTATAGAAGATATTGTCCCAGAAGAATACAGGTCAATAAAATATACGAACTTCCCAGATTATAATTCATTTGAAAAGCACAAAAATTTATTTTATGCTCAAGCGATTTCTGATGGTTTTGAAGGAATCATGTTAAAAGATGCTAACGGAATATACGAACCTGCAAAAAGGTCATGGTTAAAATTCAAACCTGCTAAGATAGACTTGGATGTTGTGATTACTTCTGCTAGACATGGCAAAGGAAAACACCAATCTGTCTTTACTTCATTTGATATTTCTGTTAAAGATGAAGGTGGTTTTGCCAATGTAGGTTCAGTTGGTGTTGGGTTTAGTAATGAAGAACGCAAGTTAATAACTAACAAATTAAAAAGAACTGTTATCAAATTCCATAATGGTACATATGAATTTTTACCAAGAATTGTATTATCTGTGTGTGCAGATTTAATCACCAAAACAGAATATGGTTGGACACTAAGATTTCCTAGAATGGTAGCAATAAGATATGATAAACCAGTTGCAGATATTAGCACACTTGAAGATGTTATAAGTTATGTGAGATGATACTATGTTTACTAAAGAGCAATTACAAGGGATATTATTATCATTGGCTAAAACTGAAATCACTGTCCAACGTCAAGAAAGTAGGGATGTAGGTTTTGCTGTGAGGTTAGCCGTTCATTTTCGAGCGAAGAATCTTGAATTTATTGAGGCGTTGCAAAGAACATTTTTACAATATCAAATAGAAAGTAATCTAAGATTACATGAAAGTAAAACTAGAAAGCAACCAATATTGTCTGTTAGAAAACTTGAATCGTTGTTAAAGTTAGGTGATTTAATTCCTGTTATTCCAGATGCTTTAGGTCAGTGGGACAATTTCTTACAGGCTTTAGAAATAGTAGAATTTGGTGAACATTTGAATCAAGATGGAATACAGGACATCATAGACTTGAAGGAGGGAAATAAATGAGTTGGGCCAGCATGTCAAAAAAAGAACAACCAATTATTGTGGTTGGTAAACCATCTACTGGTAAAACGACAATGGCTCTTTCTTTGTTAGATGACCCGTTGGTATTTTTTGCTAATGAGTTTGAGGGAGGAGTGCCTAAAGATTTACAATTGTTAATTGAGGATGTTCACTATAAAGCCAACACAGACGAGATAGTTGAACATTTGCGTAAAGCAAAAGCCAAAGTTGTTTTAACTTCTGTTGATAAAAAATCAATACCAGCAGCAATCAAAAAATTATGTAGAATAAAATTGGCTGGTGCTACGGTGCATTTACCTTTTGCAGATATTGCACCTAGAAGTGTGCCAGCATTAAATCCAAAGGTTGATGTTTTCGAGATGGTAAAGTTGTTCTTAAAAAATCGTGATAGAGATGAAGTTGCCAGAATCTTAAAGAGCAATCGACCACCAGATGTGTTTCTCATGAATGCATTATCTGACCATGTTCACTTTAATAGATTATTATTTGTGGATGCTAAAGTTAAGCGGAGATGGAAATATCCTTACTTTTATGAAATGTTGGCTTATGCTTTTGATGGTGGACATGCGGGAATGTTAAGATTCCCTAAGTTTGCCCAAGATAAAGAAAGACGTAGAATACTAAGAAGGCTAGGGTTCAAAACTAATGAATGGCATTTACTAATGGATATTGTAAAAGGGTCAGAGGAATTCAAATATTACACTCAAAAAAGATTAAACAATCAAGAATATAGATTATTAGGGATTGGTGAAAAGCCAATTACTAGAAAGAAAATACGAAAGAAAAGCAAGAAAACATTGGAGGATTATATATGAGAAGTGAATTATGGGCAGAAAAATACAGACCAGAAAGATTAGGAGACATCATAGGACAAGATAGTTTTAGACTAGATGCCGAAGGGTGGATTGAGCATAAAGACATGCCACACCTTTTGTTGTTTGGGCCAGCAGGTGTTGGTAAAACAGCAGCAGCGATGGTGTTAGGAAAAGAGTTGTTAGGGGAATACATGGATAACTTTTTAGAAATCAACGCTAGTGACGATAGAAAGTTAGAAGTTGTTAGAACTCAAATAAGAGAGTTTGCACAAACTATGAAGATTGGTGATGTTCCTTTTAAGATTATACATTTAGATGAAATGGATGGTATGACAACAGATGCTCAGAATGCATTGAAGAGAGTCATGGAAAGATACTCTAACAATGTTAGATTTATTATTACCTGTAATGACAGAAACAAAATTATTCACCCGATTCAATCAAGATGTGCTAACTACTTTTTCCAAAGATTAACTGACCAGAGAATTTTTGACTTAGTTATGCGATGTTTGAAAAACGAGCAAATTCCAAACATTGAGGAAAAAGTTTTGTTCCACTTTATAAGTGCGTACAATGGGGATGTCCGTAGGGTGTTGACTGAATTGCAAGCGGCTTTGATTTCTGGTAGACCTTTAGGGGTTCAAGTTGTTCAAAGTCTGAAAGGATATTCAGAAGTAGTACACAAGATAATTGACGGTAATAGGATTGATGCGTTAGAACTATTATCGGACATGAATAGAGAAGGTCAATCTCTACAAGAGATTTGCTCTGGTTTACATGAAGTTGTGATGAGAGATGAGATTGATTACAATAAGAAATTCATTTTCTTGCGAGCCATAGGTGAAGCAGAATGGAGAAGCACTAACATGACACCAAGAGTTTTGTTGTCTTGGTTAGTAGCATCAATAAAAATATAAGGAGGAAAAAATATGTATTGGGAAAACGATATAGAAGAGATAGAGAATACAGCACGAATGTTTGAAATGGATGCTAGTGCGGTGACAGAAAAAATAGAAGAGATAGTGCAAAAACACAATTTCAATAAAGAGACAGACTCTTTGCAAATAAGAGCCTTGTTTAGAAATTGGGTATCTGGGCGTAGAAGGGCAATGCAAAGAAACACAGTTAATGTTTCAAACACAGGTGGCTCTTTTATCAAAAGAGGTTTTGGTGTATTTGTAGGTATGGAAGATGTTCGTAATAACATGCAATATCCTAGAGATATGATTAAGGCTGCTTGTGAGCATGATTTAGAAGGTGTTTATCGTAATGGTATAGAAGTTAATAGTAGACCATATGGTATTTCACTTACTACTAAAACAGAAGCAGGTTATCAAAACAGTTACATTGCAAATGGTGAAGAAACAGTTCGTAACACTACGATTGCTGGTAAACCATTAGATGAGAATTGGTTCAATAGAATTAAAGATGCATCTTGGGAATTTGAACTTGGTTGGGCTACACCAATTGATTTAACAGAAAAATTCCAAAATGGTGATAAAAACCCATCATATTGTAAACCATTACCATTAACTGACAATACACGTAAAGCACACTTTATTGGTCAAGGGCCAAATGATGAAAGCCCTAAATATTGGCCAGTTCAACTTAGAGACAAAGGTGGTAGTTTAGTAGCAACAGAATTTGCAGAAAAAGTTCCGTTGTATGAACCATTATACTTTACAGGTGTTTGGAATGAAGAAAGAAATGTTGTTTATGGTACAGTTAGGTCATTAGATTCTTTAATGATTAATAGCCAATTACCAGATGAACATGATGATAAAATTGCAGTAACTCCAAATGTTATGGAACTTATTCAAAATTGTATGGGTGGTATGACTACAAACTTAGTGAATATAGACATGTATCATAATAATTCTTTAACAAGACCTTATGCTGAAAGATTGGTTATCACTGATGGTATGGTTACAAATATGCAACCATCTCCAAACAAAGTTGGTAACAGAACTATTTGGCTTGCATCTTTAGACAATTATAATTATGATGTTAATCAATATGAAGACACAGTTTGTTGGCTACCGCCTCACATTGATTTAGACTTTGGTGTAGGCAGTCAAATCTTAATTATTGGTAGAACATCACAAAGAGAAACTATTGATGAAGATACAGGTGAAACTATTGTCAACCCAGTAACAATTAATGTTTATGGATTATTAGTACAAGAAAGAAAGGGAGAACCTATTGTAGTCAGTGTAGAAAGCACTGATGATGACTGGTGGTGATTTAAAGTCAAAAGGGGGGCACCCTCGCAACCCCTTTGATAGAAGGTTTATCCGTGAATAACAAGAAAACACTTCCGTTTCGGAAATAGTGGATTACGACCCCATGAACTTGTTTCCTTCGACAAAAATTACAGGAGAAATAAATATGCAAAGTGCGTTTAAATTAGGAACTAATTCTGAAGAAGAATTTAAAAAACAATGTGATGAAATAGATAGAAGATTAAAGGCTATGAATAAAAGAAACAGGTCTTTTCTGAGAGTTGGAATTCACGGTGAGCCTAAGTCTGGAAAGTCTGGTGTAGCCTTGGATTGTTTGACAGAACAAGAAATTAAAGATGGTTGGAAAGTAATAGCATTAGATTGGGATAATGGTTGTGAACCTACGTGGAGAAACAACTGGGATTCTAGTGACCACATAATTGTGTTTGACCCCCATTGCTTTAATGAAGATGGCTCGCCAAATTTTGCTCAAAGTGAAAAGTTGGCTGAGGCTTTTGTTCGTAGAGTTAAGAATGGTGACTTCGGTGATAAATACAAATTTGTATTTGATGGTGTAGATAAATGGTTAGTCAGATGTTTTGATACTTTAACTAAAGGTAAAAAAGAAACAGACTTTAAGTTTCTACCTATTTTGTACGGTAAAAGAAACAGACATTATAATTTATTATTAGACAAGGTTGATGCTTTAGAATGTGATGTGTTTTTCATTACACACATGAAAGATGTATATGAAGGAATAAACAATCCTAATCCAGTTGGTAAAGAAGCAGATTGGCATAAAAGCACTCCTGCTAGATTTAGCCACGAAATTAGGATGACTAAAACTAAAAAATTAAACAGTGTAGAATATTCAGCAGAAATACTTTCATCTAAATCTAATACATTAAGTGTTGGTAAAACATTCAAAGTTTTAGCAGTTGACCATCAAAAGAATGAAGTTAAGTGGGAAGGAATCCCGCCATTGAAGGAGGGGACTATATGATAATAAACATGGATAGTTTTCTAAAGGGAATCAAGTATTGTACCATGAAAGGTAAATGGGGCGATAAAAATGGTGAGTTGTCTTCTCAAATAACTTGTAAAATTGAAGATAACAATTTATATTTACTTAGTGCTAATAGGGCAAACTCTGTCGCTGTAGCATATAAGATAGTTTTAGACAACGCAGAAGATGTTCAGTTTGTTTTAGATTTAGAAATATTACCGATGTTGAAAACCTTTTCTGGAGAAGTTGAGTTTGAGGTTGGTAGTGTTTTGACAATATTACAAGATAGTGATTCTGCAACAGTTCCTTTAGTTGCACATCATGAAAATGAATCGGCTATTGATAGGTTTAGCCCTAAGTTGATTAATTGGATTGATGAGGGTTTTGGGCCAGACTTTACATTCGGTTCAACTAAATATGACTTAACAGTAAATTTAGATGTCGATAGTTTAACTCAATCTATTAAGGCTTGTGACACAGTGGGAGCATCTAATTATGTTTTGAACTTTCACCCCAATGAAAGACTATATTTACAGGCATCTAAAGGCCAAAGAAAAATATCTAACGAATTACAAATGAGAGAACATAGTGGTAATGCTGCTACTGTTCCTTTTGCAGCACCTATTCATGTTTTATTTCAAAGTGAAAACGAATGGAATAATAGAATCAATTTGAGATTACATGATGACATGCCGTTATTTGCAAGCACAGATTTCGCTGCTATTGTTGTAGCACCGTACATGAGTTGAGACACATGATTATCACACATAAAGATAACACTATTTATCTTAGATGGCGTGATGAAAATGGTAATAGATTAGAAAAAGAAGTCACTGATTTTAGACCGTATTTTTATGTTGGTTCTGACGAAAGAATGCCGCAAGCATATAACATCAGTGTTACTAATTCTCAAGGTAGAAAGATGAAACTACCTCAAGAGTTTATTTATGAAAGAACTAGCCATGTTAATTTGGAAAACCAACCTTTGACTAAAGTTATGGTTACTAAATATAATGATATTAGAACCGCTAGAAAATACTTTGACAAAACGTATGAAGCAGATGTTAATTTTACACATCGTTATTGTATTGATAAAATGACTGAAATACCAGAGTATGATTTACGTAAGTGGTATTGGGATATGGAATGGATGAACACAGGTAAATATGATGGGGCGATAACAACTATTGCAGTTTACGATAATTATGCAGATTGCATAAACTTATACTATTGGACTCCCAAAGATGCTAAACTAGATATGATTGTAGTCGATGCTGCGGAATATCATTTTAATTCAGAAGAAGATATGCTTGAGGCTTTCGTTTCTGATATGGAAGAACAAGACCCAGACATGTTGATTGCATGGTTTGGATTACAAGCAGATATTCCTAAGTTGTTTGAAAGGTTAGAAGAAAATAATATTGATATTAGTAGACTATCTCCTATAGGGTTGGTCAAACCCAACAAAAAGGCATGGAATCAAATATCACCTATATCTCAACCTATCTATGGTAGATTGTGTTTAAACTTAGACCATGCATTTGAAAGACAATGGAACGATGCTCAACGTGGCACACTTCCATCTACTGCTTTAGATTTTGTTGGTAATCTTTTATTCGGGGAAGGTAAAAAGAAAGATTCTAAATTCACAGACAAAAACGAATTCTTTAGAAGGGCTTGGTTAGAAGATACTCAAAATTATTTAGATTATAATATTCAAGATGTTGCTTTACTAAAACGCATAGATGAAGATAATGCAATATCAGAATCTATATTAGCATTACAAAGATTACTAGTTGCACCATTTAGTGCGTGTTTTTATGCTTCTCACATGGGAGGCATTTACTTCATGAGACATGCTGATTGGAAAGTGCCGACAGGTAATAAAGATGCTGAGAGAGTAGAAGTTACTGGGGCCATGATATTTGACCCAGAAGTAAACAAAACGCATGGTAGGCATAGTAATGTTGCGGCTTTTGATTTTGCACAACTATATCCTTCTATGATGATGGCTAGGAATATTAGTTGGGAAACTAAGTCTCGCACACCTACAGAGTTTGCTTGTAATTTGGCAACACCACAGGACTTTAGCCCTGTAATTAAAAAGAACATGCGATATTACAAAACAGACAAACTTGGTTTATTACCAAGGTCTGTTCTTAATCTTAAACAACTTAGAGATGAATACAAGTCTAAAATGAAAAAAGCAGACACTAAGGAAGAACATCAAAAATGGTTTAACAATCAAATGGCTGTAAAGAGACTCATGGCGAGTTTCTATGGGGTAACTGCGTTTCCTAAGTTTGGTTGGTATGACCCAGATTTAGCGAACAGCATCACTGCTAGTGCTAGAGAAGCAATCAGACATGCTGCTAAAGTTGCGGAGGGATTATAATGCCCAGTGCAAAAAATAAATATCAGAGAATTATTCAACAAGCAATAAATATATTAGGTGATGGTGAAATGACCACCAGAGAAATTTATGATATTTATGTTGATAGGCATTTTAGGACATGCCCTACAATTCAAGGATTGAGTAACATTCTAAAAAGACACAAAGAATTTGTCAGATTAAATAAATATGATTATCCTGCAAGATGGAGGGTTTGGGATGAGTGACGAGGCCACACACATATGTAGAAGATGTAAAGGAACTGAGGCTTATAAAACAGTAATAAAAGGTAAGGGATTAGTTGTGTGTGTAGAATGTGATTATGAGTGGGTTCCACATGGTTATTGTTTACATTGTCGTGGGGCATTACAACCCATTGGTTTCGCCCGTAGAGGAGGCGCACCACACAAGGATTGGGCATCTAGAAAATATCATAAAAAATGCTGGAAGGAGTTGAATTTATGAAAGTAATATACGCTCATACTGATTCTTTGTTTTGTCCTGTTGAGTCGATAGACCATGCTAAAGATACGTGTAATTATCTTAATCAACAGGTTAGGGAAATATTTCCTAATATACTTGGGTTAGACCAACACCCTGTAACTTTAGAGTTTGAAAAGTTTTATTCTTCTCTCGGTATAGGTATTACTAAAAACCGTAATGCTGGTTTTATATCTTGGAAAGATGGTGAACATTTAGATGAACCAGAATTTGTAGTTACAGGATTTGCAGTAAAGAAATCTACTGAAATACACATTGCAAAAATTATACAAGAGATGGTTTTAAAAATGTGGGCTAATGGTAAAACTGAAAAAGAAGTTACTAAGTATTTAAAACAAGCATATCAAAATATTAAGAAAGGTAAAATAGAAATGGATAGTTTTCTTAAGAGGTCAAGGCTTAGGAAATCTATTAATGATTATGCAACATTAGCGGGTGGAGTTGCTGGTGCAGTTTATTATAACACACACTTGAACTCGTCCGACCCCATAACTGATTCTTTTATCACAATCAAATGTAACATATTATCTGGCCCTAAGACAATCCCATTAAATGATGGGACTTCTAGAGTTGCTACTTATATTTCAGTCAAAGAAAAAAATGAATTATTACCTTTATTAGATGAAGGTAAAATAGAAATAGATTACGAATATTACGCAGGTTACTGTATAAACAAAGCCGAACCTATATACAAAGCAATGGGTTGGGATATGTATCATATTTATGCTGACCCTAAACAAAAAACATTGGAGGATTGGTTTTGATGTTTTGGAAGAAAGAAGTTAGAGATGATAAAAAAGTAACTAGAATGCAAATTAAAATAGAATCTTTACAGGGACAAGTAAATGTCTTAACAAACAATCAAAAAAAAATAATTAATTTAATTTCAAAAATAGAACAAGTAATTGAAGAATGGAAGGAGGAATTATAATGCAAGAATACACATACCAATGGAACCCAGAAAATTTTGATGATGACACTAAACCTATATTGAAGGTTACTAAATCGTCTTTAAGCACTTTTAAATGGTGTAATAGACAATATCTACACCAATACATAGAAAGGTTGCCTCAAGATTCTTCTCCTGCAATGATTAAAGGTTCTACTGTACACAATGCTTATGAAAATTTATGGGATGAATTCGATATTAAGAAAGCAGAAAATATGAATGAAGATGAATTGTATGATTATTTTACAGCATTATTTCCTATAGATGATTATGGTGATGTCTATGACAATGTAGTTGCTTTTGAAACTCAAAGGTTTTTACAATCTAAAGAAAACGATGCACTAAGTTCTTTTATCCCCGTTGAAAATGAAATACGATTAGATGCACAATTACTTATTCCTTTTGATGCTGACCCTAAATACGAATTAAAAAGAAGTTACATTGTACATTTACAAGGAATCATTGATAGGGTTTTTATCGAAGACGGTCACTGCTTTCCTATGGAATTAAAAACAGGACTTTGGAAAGATACTAAACTCAGTCACATGAGAGGGGAGATGGCTTTTTACAAATTGCTAATGGAATTAGCCGTAGATGAAAACGGAGAAAATTTATTTGGCCCTATAACAAAATGGGGTTGGTATTATCCAGAAAGTAATTACTGCTATTTAGAGGAGGTCAAAAATTCTTCTTCGACAGCACTAAAGAAAAGATTTGCTAAGTTGATATGGGCTTATGAGAACAATCAGTTTCCAGCATCTTTTTATTATAAAAAATGTCAACACTGCTCTTTCTTAGGACTATGTGAAACAGCAGGAGAAACAGGATTGGAGGATTGGTAATGAAAGATAAAATAATAAAAAAAATAGAAAAGCAAGAATGGAAGTTTTCAGACTTATTGAAATTAAAAGAGGTCGCCAACCAATTGGCAGAAGAACTATACATGGAAATGACTAATACTGAAAAAATAAAATTAGTGTGGGAATGTAATATTCCACAAGGAACTTTTGCTATGGTGTTCCCACCATTAGTCAAAGGGCAGTTAACAAAGGAAATAATGGTTGTATTTCAAAATAAATTTGAGTCGGCTACTGTTTCTTTTGGCGACCATGTGTCGTTTCCAGTTGTGGAAGAAATACCACCGCTACCACCAGAACCAGTAGAAGAACCTATAAAGGAATCAGAGCCGCCAAAGGAAGGCGAGATAAAAACAAGAGGCGGTAACGTAAAAGTAAAGAGGGTATAATATGTATGATAAAATAATAGAGGGACAAGATAAGTTAAATGAGACGTTGGAAGAAATCCATAAAACTTTACAATTCAGTAATCGAATATTGATGATGGTTAATGGTGTCAACATCGCAACAATTATCACAATATTTGTTTTGGTGTTTTGATGAGGTTTCCTAGAGAAGTTTGGTTTGGGTCACATCTTTCTACTGATGGGCAATCACCAAGGATTGTTGTTTGGAATAAAGAAGAATATGCAGACTTGGTAAAGATAAATAGTGGCAGGAGAAATTGTTACACTAATGTATATGACTATGAACAATTTACAGATAAGGTAGATACTTGGGGTAGGACGACAGGTGTTCCTATACAAAGAACTGTCATATTAGATAGGGTGTTTTTAGATTTTGATGCTCATGATGACCAACTTGAACAGGCTAGAAAAGACACTTTGCATTGTGCTAGGGTGTTGCTAAATAACAACATTAAACATGACATTGTGTTTAGTGGTCGAGGATTTCACATTCATGTGTATGGTGAAAGAGCGACAGATATTAGACAAATACAATCTTGGTTCAAACAATGGAAGTATGAAACTTTAGATGATTGTGGTGTTCAAATAGGAAGGCATAGAAGAATTGTTAATACTATGAACATGGCATCTCAACTATATTGTATTCCATTGACTACAGAGCAGTTAGAAAAATTCACAATGGACATGGCTAAATCTAAAAGTCACACAAGAAAAACTTATGGTGAAAAATTAGTTAATTGGCCAGAAGTTCAAGTACTATCGGCAGCACCGAAGGAAATTGCGGAAGTGAGAAAGTTGGGAAAACTATCAGTATTGCCTTGTTTATATAACGCAATTATGGTTCAAAATCCCTCTCATGCTGCAAGAGTATATCTTATATCTTGGTGGAGAACTATATTGGGTGGTGGGTCAACTACTGCTAAAATAGCAATGGAAGACCAACCAGTAGTCATTGAAAAAATTATGAATGAATTAAAATCAATAGAGGGTTTAGGTCAAAATATTTGGCTAGATTGGAATGAAACCCTTACTAGAAAATATGTAACAGGTATTGTGAAGAAGGGTTATAATGCGCCCAGTTGTTCTGAAATATTAATACCAGAAGGTTACTGTATCGGAAAATGTTGGAGGTTTCCAGAATGAAAAAAGCACCAAGGATAGAGAGAAAAAGAAGGTCTTATTGGCAAGACTGGGTAGATGAAATTATGAAAGACGGGAAAGAAAGAAGTTTGAAAGGTATTATAGAAGACCTCATTGTTAGAAAGGGAACTCTATATGTACCTCAATCGGTTAGGTTGAGTAAATATCTTAGGAGTAATCCAGTATATATTTATCATAAACCGAAACAACACACTTTATTTAGGAGGGAAGATTAGTGGCTTTAATTATTGATGATAGAGAAAAATCTTCCTTTACAAATGTAGTGCAAGAGAAAGCGGGTAAGATGGGAATATTAACTGAGAGAAAAAGATTAAAGGTTGGCGACTATGTATTTGGTGACATCTGTTTTGAAATAAAATCTTCTCAAGATTTTTTGCAGTCTGTATTAAACAAAAGAATTTGGAATCAAATAGATAACATGGATAGAAACTATCAAAGAAATTTTGTTGTTATTCATGGGACAGTATTAGAAGCAGTAGATAAATTCATGACTCACAGTACAGGAGGTAGTTCTGATTACCGCTCAAAATCTATTTGGTTAAAACAAAAATTTATGGGTGCAGTTGGTAGGATAAGGCTAGATTATGATGTAGATGTTATTTGGAAAGATAGCGAAGTAAATGTTATTGATGAATTAATGACTATTATAAAAATGGCTCCAAATAAAAGAGCGGTCATTGAACCCACAATAATTAAAAAGATAACAACAGAGGACATCAGAGTAGATATGTTGGCAATGTTAAAAGGTCTTACTAGGCCAAAAGCAAGATTGTTGTTAGAACATTTTGGTTGTATTATGGAGATAGGGGAAAACGAAGTTTCGGATATTCTTAAAATCAAAGGCATAGGCAAAGTAACTGCCGAAAGACTATTAAATATATTAAATTCAGAAGAAAAGGTGAGACAATGATTGACGGATTTGAAGATGACTTTAGAGACTTTATGGACGAGGTTCCAAATTTAAACATACCCATGCCAGAAGGACAAGATTACGAATTACCTAAGTTGGTAAAGGATTATGTAGAAACGGCAAGTCAGTTTTCTATTCAAAATGAATTTCCTGCTACAATATCTTTCTTTATGATACTTGGGCAAATTTTGAAAGACTTCTATACCATTCCAGTAAAAGCACAACGTATCGACCCCAGAGTTCATTTTGCTTGGTTTCAAACAGCAAGGACTGGTAAAACCGCAATATGGAAAATGTTAGAGTCTGTTTGTGATATGGTATTTGAAGACCTTAACACTAAAAATGAAGATAACGATGAAGCAAGTAAATTCGATGTGTTTGAAATAGTTGAAGCAACTGATGCTGCAATGATAGGTTCTTTCGGGACTAATGGTTCATTTGACAACACCCTTAGACAAAGAGTAATGAATTGGTTAGATAATAACAACATGGAACTAGAAGACCTATCTGATGAAGATTTGACACAAATGTTTGACGATGTACCCACTTTACCAAACGACTTCTTAGGCCCAAATGACGTAAGAATAAACAGACAAATTTTCATACAAGGTGGTTTAGAAGGGAGCGGTCTTGCACAATGGGATGAATTTGAATCAAGTGGTATATTCAAGAAAAAAGCAAACAATGACAACGTGTTAGTATATCTTCAAAAATTCATGAATGGTTTAGAAAGTTCTTCTAATGTCATTCGTAAAAGATTGGCAGGAGGGGACAAGGAAATAGTTTGTGATTGTCAGCGTTCAATGTACGCAACGACATATGTTCCTAACAATTTTTTAGAAATATTGTTTAACAGTGGTGCATTGCAAAGGGCATTAGTTTATGTTAGAGAAGTAGATGAAGACATGCTTTATTTACAAAGAGATACATTCATTGATGGGTTAGGGGAAGAATTCGATGGTTTCCCAGATTGTGAGAGATTCGCAAAGGCTATGGTTAGAATCTATGAAGAAGTAGAAAAAAGATATAATGATGTTAAGGTTAAATCTAGAGTTTTTAATTTTGACCCTAATGCTAAGGAAGTGTTGAGAATATCTTACAATCAAATGGAAAATGCAATTATTCACCACTCACCTAAAATAAGAAAACTTGCAAGGTCATTCCAAATCAATCTAATACAATATGAAATGATATTTTCTACTTTGATTTGTGCTATTGAATCAGTTAACAGAACACAAGGTAAATTTATAGTCACTGCTAAAAATATGCATCAAGCAAGAAAAATTGTAGAACCATGTTATGATTATTTGATAGAATGGTTACAAAATAGTATAAGGGGAGATGGGGCAAATGTATTATTGGAACAATCTATTAGATTAAAATGTTTCAAAGAGGCATTTGATTCATGCTCTAAGGACTCAGAAGGATTTGTCCACAAAAAGACATGTTTAGACAAGGTTGCATCCCAAATGGGTAAAGGAACAGTCACAATATGGCGATATTGGAATAAAGATAAAGTATCAGAATACTTTGAGGAGAAACAAGTAGGACGTACTTACTACATAAAATGGAGGAAACAAGAATGAATTGGGAATACGATTTCATAGTATTTGATATAGAGAAGGGGCCAAAAATTATTCAAGAGGTCTTGAATACTCATGGTGCAGATGGTTGGGAATTGTGTTCCTTGTTACCTGTTGCTGGTGTAAAATTATGTGCTTATATGAAAAGAGCAGTTGAGCCAGAAGAACCAGAAGGCAAAGAAGATGAGAAGAAAAAAGAACTACTAAATCTTTGGAGCGATAAACAATGAACACTACTACTTGGCTTTCGATTTATGAAATAGCGTCTTGTAGTAGGTGGTATTAATTGAGTAATGTAATGGCCTTAGATTTGGAAACAAAAAATCTTTCCAATGAAATAGGTGGTTGGGGCAACACTCACATGTTTGTAGTTTCTACAGTTTGCACATATGATGGCACAACAATGAAAACTTACGCAGATGAAAATGATATTCAAAAAGAAGGGGTATTTCCTCTTAGACAATTAAAGTTTGATTTAGATGACCATTTTGAGAAAGGTGGTTTCTTATTGGGCCATAACATTCGTGGATTTGATTTACCAGTATTAAGAGATTCACCAACGACACACATTGGTTGCATTCACAAATACTTAACAGAAAAAAGATATATTGATACTAGCACTATCTTGAATAAGACTCAAGGAGAAAGATTCCATTTAGAAAATCTAGTTCACTATAATTTAGGAGAGAAAAAATCTTTAGAAAGTGTCCAAGCACCAGCATTGTGGAAATCTGGAGAATATGACACTGTTATGGATTATTGTGCAAAAGATACTAAATTAGTATATGATTTGTGGAAGCATGGTAAAGAAAACATGGTAAAGGCTTATAGTCAAGTGCAAGATAGCGTAATTGAAATCGGGGTTGATTGGTAATGCAAAATTTTACAGGAACAGGATTTAGTAATGAGGAAATTAAAAAAGAAGATATTGTTAAACAAATCAAAAGTAAAAGAGATGCAATAAATGCAATTGGTGAGTTGGGTGGAGAGATTATTAGTTTTGGTTCGTCACAGGCAACGAAGGGATATTTTACGAGAGATAAAAGCAGCAGCGAATATAAACAATATGACACAAAACAAGAAAAAGAGTATCAAGAAATAACAAAATTATTAATACAATTAAAAAATTATTTAGAAGCAATGCCCCACGATTAAAAAAAGGAGATGAAAAAGAATGGAAACAGCAGAAGTAATGGCTTGGTTTTTCTTCTTAGTGGTAATATCTATATTGTTCTTCGCAGCCTTCGGCTCAAGCAATATTGATGAAGCAACTATCGAAGAATATATGGCAAGATTAATGGAACAAGAAAAAGACGGTGGAAGACGGTAACGATGGCTTCAATTAGGCAATACTGTCCTAATTGTAAAAAGTCAATCATTCCTTTGAGACTGATAGGAAAATATGTATCAAATAGGCCAGATGTAAAATTGTGGAACTGTAGTGAATGTTCTTACTTTTGGAATAACGCTTAACTATTTCCCCCCTCCCAATGATGCTTAGGCGGAGGGATTTTGGGAAAAAAATATAATTCGATTAAACTTACTTGCGTCATGTCGTATGATTTGATGCTAACTTTATCTTTTTACTTTTGGACTTTTATTTTTGGATTAATTGTGAGTAAGCCTTCCAAGTCGAAAACTATCGTAAGCATCAAACCTCGAAGTCCGCCAAAACCAGAAGTGTTCCAGATAGAGAAGAAGTTTGAAAATACATAAAACTAATTTTTTTTAAAATATTCTTTTGTTAAATTTTTGTAACGTGTATTTGTAAATGAAAGTGAACACAATTTATTTTTGTAACATGTTACAACTAAAAAAAGTGGCAACGCAAAGGTAGGGGTAGAAGGGGTATGTTTGGGTAAAATTGCACTTTTACTTTTTCAGTTTTTCAACTACAACATACATGAATAGAAAAAAACTAGAAATCATAGATATTCCTATCAAAAATAAACCACATGTTTCTAAAACGGTAAGAGATAATTTTTCTGACATGTTTACCTCATGTATTATCTAAAACGGTTATGGAAGTATCAGAAGCGGTAGCAGTTCCACTATCTACGTTTTGGGATATAGTTAATGTAAAATCAGAACCATAGTTGGCTTTAATCATAACATAAATAGTTCCTGTTTCTTCAACAGTTGTATGAACATTAGAATTGCTACTACCAGTTCCCGATAAAGTGACATCACTACCACTGGCAGGGTTAGCATTACCTTTCCATGCTATAACTTGCATTGATTGTCTACCACCTGCGGGACCATCACTTAAAGTTCCTACATCCATTACTGAAGAACCTCTAGCAAATGTGTATGCTACGGAACTTCCTCCACTACCAGAATATTGTACTTGTAGAACTTCACCATCATTAAAATTATTACTAGAAACCCCTTGTAAATCCCCATCCCCATCATCAGATACTATAGATGCAGTAATTCCAGCAGTAGCAGAAGCAGCACCAAAAGCATAAGAATTAATAACAATAATACCCATATCAATCATGTCCTATATCCATAAAGTGTAACCTTTAATCCTTTACCAGCAGTAGAAGAACCTATTTGGTCTATGTCAAAAGTTATCAAAGCATCATTCGCTAAAGAAGCATCACTGATTACTGGCGCAGCAGCAGCAGATGAAGAAGTAAGTTCACTAGCATCTATTGTTAATTTAGTAGAAAGTATTGTTGACCCTGCTTCATTTATATCTACTGTAATAGTTGAGCCTACTGGTGCAGTATTAACAGTTGCTTTTACACCAGTTAGTGTCATAGCAAAAGGCATATTGAAACTTGCTTTACCATTTCCAGTTGTTAAGTCTGTAGTTTCATCAGATAAAGAAATTATGAAAACTTCTTCTGATAATAGTATATCATTACCTGCATCATTTGTAAAATATAATGTATTAGGTGTGTCATCATGAACCCATAATTGACCGTAAGCCGCAGTATCACCATCGGCATCTGCTTGTTCTTTTAGTGTGAAAGCACCCTCAACTGTTAACTTTGTTTTAGGTGTAGCAAGACCAATTCCTACTTTATCTAAACCAGCATCAACAACAAAACAATTAATATCACCAGTACTTTCGATTCTAGTATCAATGTTTTGACCGTCTTCATTTATTACAGTTTTTGTCAAAGACATATCCAATCTTCTTCTACTAGTACCAGATAAAAGAGTTCTAAAGTATAGTTCTCCCGATTCAGAACCAGCAGTAGTGGTATTTATTCTAGCATACATATCTGCGTATTCATGTTCTGCTATTGTTCCACTACCATTATCATTCATACCTTGCCAAATAATATTACCAAGTGTATCTCCCGATGCAGGGTCGGCACTAGTTCTTTTGAAAACTAAATCGGGTGCAGTATCAGTACCATCATCATCTACCTCTAATCTTAATGTATCAGCAGTACTAGTTGTAAATACATGTAAAGGAGCAGTAGGAGTACTAGTCCCAATACCAACATTACCACCATTCAAAAGTGCTGCATAATTCGTATCTGCTGAACCCACATTAACCGTAAGACCTGTTGCTGTCGAAGTTCCACTGGTCGCCCCAACAACATCAATGTCCATACCTATAACAGATGATGTTCCTAAACTAGCAGAGTTAACATCTAAGTTAATTCCAATATCGTTATGTGCGGCTGTTCCAGAACCCGCAACTGTTCTATCAAAATCAACGTGAAGCCCTACTAAATCTTCTGCACCATCCCCCGAAGTATCTGTGTTAACCACCATAGATTTACCATCAAAAGTTAAATTGGATTCAGCATCTAACTCAGTTGTAGTAGAGCCAACAGTAACAAGTTCATTTGCGGTTGCATTATTTAATGCAGTAATAGGACTTGATACTAAATCAGTTCCATCAATTGCAAATGTTTTGCCCGATGCTAAATCTATACCACCGTCATCAATATCTAAGATTTCTACTTCATCTATGTAAACAGATATTTTAGAATGATTTGCTGTACCCGATGCAGTTTTTGTAGTAATTCTAATTTCCTCTGCTGTTTTGTTAGAACTGCCGTTAAGAACTTGTAGATTAAGTGCCTCAGTGTCAGATGTACCTAAAGTTAATGAAACATCTGCGTTGTTAGCATCTTTTAATAATTTTAAATCTGTTCCATCAAAAGTTAAATTGGCTTCACCAGCAATAGCGTTTGCACCAGTAACAGTTACTATTGTATTATCAGTTGAACCAGTTAAAGCCGCTCCACTAGACATAGTTTCCCAACTTAAGATACCCGCATCTGTAGATTGTAATACCTTGTTACTTGCTGGATAATCGGCAGGTAAAGTATAAAGTGTATTTGCGGTAACTGCCGCAGGTGCTTGAAAACCAGTATAATGTGCGCCATTATCTGTATCTTCTAATAATCTTAATGCTCCCGCATTTGTAGCACCATTTCCTAATGACATAAATGGAGTAGTAACTATAGTAGCAGTTGTTCCATCAATCGCTAAACCACTTGCACTAGCACTTAGTTCACCTATCGGAGTATATGCATTTGAATTTACATAACCTACTGATAAATTATTGTCTGTTTTGTGTGATGTAAAAAACTGTGTTGGTAAACTTGCAGTTGCAGTATTAGCATCGTGAGCAACTTTAACTAAACCAATAGGAATATCTCCATCTGTTAATTCTGGGATGTCATCATTAGCAGAAGATTCCCTAACATCCATTGAATTATCTGCTTTGACTACTACTAGATGGTAGAAGTGACCAGAACTTGGTCTAGTTAATGCGTGTGCGCTTAAAGCACTTATTGAAACATATTTCCCGTCTCTAAATATTTTACCTGCTGCAACTGCTACTGTTGGGGATGTTCCACCAGCATAAGTGAAATTGAATCCCATACTTCCAGCCGCACCATTTTTCAATGCGTAATTTCCTGTAGCCGCAGAATACAATGCTTTGAAAACCCCAGAGTGTGGGAAATCTAGCCCATCTCTAATTTGTAAACTTGCTGTTTCGTCACCAGTATTTGCTGGTGTTACCAATTGGCTTATTCCTACTCCGTCATTGTTAACTATTAATGTCATTATTCTACCTCCACTGAAAGTGTAAATGTTATTTCATCTGAATTATTAAATGGGCCTAAACCTTCAAAAGATAATCTAGATAACATAGTAGTTTCTGATGCATAATTACTACCATCAGTTGCAGGATTAGAAGTACCACCATACATTTCATCAAATGCATCATCTTGGGGCAACGTACCAAATATACCAAACTCTCTAACAACACTTGCTGACAATTGACTACCTAAAACTACCATTTTAAAATCTGTGCTAGTATCACCAGTATTTGTAACCGTCAAACTACTATTAGATGCTAATATAGGGACATCTAAACTATTTGAATTCGGATTAGTTGAATCGCTACCAGTTCCTACATTACCCGTTGTAAAAAAATTTTGTAAAAACAAATTAATTTTTTTCTTTGCCTCTTCTGTTATCATACTAGTTCCTCCTCTAAAATTATCTCTGTACCAACTGAACCTAAACTTGGGTTGAATCCCACGCTGTTACTCGCTACATTAACTGCATAATTAAATCCAATGGTAAATGGGGTTCCAAACACCCCAGTTTTACTAACTGTTAACTTAATATCTCTAATTTTAACAGTATCAAAAAAGTTAGAACTTTCGTCTACAGCCTTAAATCTGGTTGACCTCAAGAACGAAAGAGTCTTTTTATTTTTGACCATAAGTTCAGCGATGCTATCTGTTAAACCTTTATTGTATGCGCCAACTTCTAATTCCATAATACCCATATTATTATATCTTATTTCAAAAATTAAATATTCCCCATTGGGTATATTTTTATTCGGGAAATGCATAGTAATAATGTCACCAACTCTAAGTAATTCGACATTAGTTATTGGTATTTTTACAGTTATCCTAAAAGTACTTTTACTATGTAAATTTAATAATTTTAATGCTTTAGAATCCGCCTCGGTTTGAGTAACTATGGTTTCGTCCACATGTTCTAATGTTTTTCTTCCTATCTCTTTTACACTTCTATTTAATCTTCTAATTGATTTTACATCTCTACCATATACTATTATTTCGTTATAAAAATCGTAACGTGAATCTTCTTTATGGACATCTATTACTTGAACTGTGCTATCTTTTTCTGATATTCTTATTGGAGAATAATCTAAATCAGAAGTATCTGGTCTTAAAGTAATACCGCTAGGCTTTACAATCAACCTTTTATCTTTAAAGTCTAATAAATATTTTATAGAATTATATAAATCAGTGCCATTAAATTCTGGCCCTGTGAAATAAGGATATTCTAAAGCCGTTTCTGTAAAATCAATATCATGTGTTTTCATTATATTTTTAACTATATCTTCTGCCTCAGATGCAATAGTAACTGTAGATGCAATATTTGCTTTGACTGGGTTTCTTATTTTAGAGGGTAATGGGGTTTTTACTGTAAATATTTCCCCAACAGAAACTATACCTGCCATTTTATTAGAAAATTTAGAACCGAAATTTAATCTACATTTTAACTCATTAGCAATAGCACTAACAGATACACCCATTTGTTTTCTTTCATTAACATCGCCATCATTTAACAACACGTCATAAGAAATACCGTCTTCAAATCTTTTGTCTTTTCCAAACAGTGTAGAATAATAATTAAAGGTCGGGCTAGATGTTCCATATGTTGAGCCTGTATTAGCGATGTTTTCGACACCTCTAGGAACTAATTGAATATCACTAGATGTTGAATCAGTATTTACTAAAACGTACATAGATTGAACTGCCTCATTAAATCCGATTCGGTTTTTAAATCCTCCAACATTTTCTCCGTTCCAAATATTTATGTGAGCAGTAGTCGAATACATTTCGTCACTGTATGCTTGTTTTGTATATTTAGAACTACACTTGTATAAATCAATTTTATTATGAGGGGTATTAGGATATATACAAGTTTCTGCTGGCCTCATAATCATATAATAATTAGAAATAAAAGTAGAACTTGTGTTTAAATTATCTACTATCAATATGTGTTTTTGTGTTGTGTTATATGGCGTACCATCGTTACCTGCTGTTCCTGCATCTCCATCAGACTCATTACCTAATACAATTTCATGACTGATAACATGCATTATATGTTTTGGGATTAATCCTTCTGGACTTGCCAAAAAAGGTAAATGAGCGTTATCAGCATTAGCAGTGCCATTACTCCAAGTACCAGTAGGGTAAGCAGCATTATCATTGGAATTTCTATTCCCGTCTTGGTCATAACCTTCTGTTGAAACTAAGTAATACCCAGTTAAATTGGGAGAGAACAATAGCCAACTGTTTTCATCAGCATCCCCTGTAGAACCATCTAAAGTGATAGTAATTTTTCCTACAGAGCCAGTGTTTGCAGAAGTAGAATACCCACTTGGTAGAATATCATCACCATCGTCTTCACCAAAATCAATAACACAAAATTCATTTTGTACAGGAGTATCGCTACTATACCCTCCTTGATTTAAATGTAATAAAGGTTTGAATACAACTTTCGCCCCATCCCCAACATTATTAGCAGCATTTTCAGTTGTAACATTAGTATTAACTACTCCATTAGAATTTTTGTTAGCGAATTGTATGTATGGGCCAGTAGTGGGATATTCTGTAGCATCAGAAGCATTAGACTGGAATTTCTTACTAGACATTTTTAAAAAAAGTTCTACGTGTTGGTTGCTTGAACCACTTTGATAATGTTTGTAAAACATATCAGAGACAGGGAAAACCATCCCTTTAGATAATGTTTCAGAGGTAGTATCTTCAATACTAAATCTATCAAGAACAACGGCTTTAGTTCCCCTATAAATATGAAGACCTTGTGATAAATAATACATAACTCTAGAAGTAAAAAACATATCTCCTTGAGCATGATGAGTTTGAGTTGCATATACACTGTCTGGGTCTTCAAACAAAAACGGATTTCCAGTCCAAGTGCCACTTATATTATCAAATACTGGAGGCAATCTTAATAGTGCTAAATTATCATCTCTAACATAAAAAATTGTTTGGCCAGCAGTAGTTCCAGTGTTATTAACATCAAGAGTAATTTCGTCAGAAGCATCTATACTAGCGATTGCTCCAGAAACTTCACTACTAAAAACATAATCTCCTACTGCTAAATTAGATGTGTTTATACTAATATTTGTTATTACCCCACTGCCTGTTGAAGCAGGATTTCCAGTGAAACTACCTGTAGCAAATTCAGATTGTATTGTGGTTGCGTTATCTCCTGTTTTAGCAAACCCAATAGAACCAGAAGCCGTACTAAAATTGAGAGTGGTATCTTTGGCATTGTCATCATAATTTGCACCACCAAAATATCTTCCAGAAAATACTGCACCTTTTAATTGATGATATTTGGATGTACTTGTGGCTACAGTAGAGTCTGCTTCTCCTACCCCTCTTAGAACATTACTAAATTTACCTTGATTTATATTAGTTTTTATATGTCTAAATTGAAAAACAACCCCAGTATATAATGAATCTGAACCTGTTGGAAATTGAGTTACAGGACTTCCTCCTCCTGTTATTGTCAATTTGCCGTCTGCGGAAGATGCTGACCCACTGCTACCAACATACCCAATTAAATCCCCAGTCTCAGTATAAAGAATACCTGCGCCCGCTTCATTAGTTTGATTTGCAAAATCAGCATCAATAGTCGCTTCATTAGGAGTACCCCAAGAACCACTAGTATATTTTTGAACATTAGCAACTGTGATACTATCCCAACTTGTGATTTTATAAGAACCAGCAGGAGTATAAGTATTCATAGCCCTTGATGGGAAAAATTGGTATTCATCATCACCATCTATACTAGTATCATCTTCGGGAGGGTTCTCAGCATCAATTACATTAAAATGCCAATCAAATGTTAATTCAATTAATCTCATCAAACCAAATCTTTTAATTTGGTCGCCAGTAATAGAAGATGAAGTAATTGGTACAGTTTCAAAAGATTCGTCTGTCATTTCATGTGAAGATAATGAACCTGCATAACTTTCATGTAATACATCAGACCTTCTATAAGCCCCCCTATCGTGTAATACTAAATTATAATCAGTTAAATCTCTAGCAGCATATCCTAAATGATTTGGTCTAGACATGGATTCTGGAAATAAATCACAAGGGGAAAATAAATGATAACTTATAGTTTTAGGGTCTAATCTTTCTACTATATTTTTTAATTTTTCTAAAGGATTTCCCCATCTCCAATTATCTACTTTGCCGTAAATATTTGTTACACTTGCTCCATGTGACGCACCGTCACCAAAGCCTGTTCCTGTAGCAGCATCTATTGCCCAAGCATTTCCAGAAACGGCTGCTATTTTTGCAATTCTACTAAAATGGGAATACCCTTTATTTTTTATAGATTCGTCTAATGTATTACTACCATGTGCTGGCCCAACTCCTCTAGATTCTGGTCTGCCTATCCCACCACCATTAAAGTCGTCAGATTTACTATCTTTTGTGATGGGGACAGGTTGGTGGAAAGTCCCAACTATTCCTTGTTTTGCTTTAAACGCTGGAGCATAAGCATGAATATTTCCACTTTGCACTTTATACTCTAAATGTTTTTGACCTGTTACTCTATTATTAGTAGTTCTCCTAAGACCGCCTTTTGTACCTCTTTGTAAATCAATATAACGATATATTGGCTCACCATATCTGTCACTGGTTGACTTATTTTCTATTGTCGGGGTTATGGATTTATATGCAGTTGTAAAATTACCAGTAAATCTTATTGGTTTTCTACTGTTACCTAAACTTGGATGGACGTGCATTAATAAACCCCCATCATTTAATCCTTGAGTATTTATAAAATACATTCCATGTGTATATTTAGTATTACAAACATACAATTGTTCATTTTCAGTTAAACTAACTGGTAGAGCCGAATAAAAAAGAACTTGCCATTCACTTGGAGTAGTGGCCCCAGTGACGGCAAGAATTTTCCAAATAATACCTACGAATGTTCCATCACTTTTGTAAACAGGGTTTCCTTCACCAATATTGACGTTAGGACTACCAGTATCTACTGTTATTGAGTTTCTATGCCCTACTGCATAAGTAGTACCATCAAAAAAAGTTTGAGAACTATCATCATCACTAGCAGCATCTATTTGTGTAGTGGTTACAGTTACAGTTTCAAATCTTATATCGTTTGCATTCCTATCTACTCTTGCTAGAATGGCAGGACAATTAGGGGCTAATTCAATAGCCACTTCACCTTCTCCACTTTCTATATTTACAACAGTGTAATGTGATAAAGAATTTATTGTGTGTATTCCTTCATCTCTTGCCTTTGCATAAAAACCAATATCTAAATCTCCAACATCTCTAATTTCATCTAAGAAATATCCTCTAGCCCTACCATCTGAGGAAGAACTAGTACCAATAAGAGTTGAGCCTTCTGTAGAATCCAATAACTCAGAAGTAATTTTAAATGTTAACCTATTACCACCAGTGAAGAAAAATCCCTTATCTGATACCCCTTTCAATGGTGTAGGTGTATTAATTAATAAGGGATTAGAAGTTATTGCTTTACCAAATAGTATATGATTTGAACTACTAGAAGCACTAGAACCAGTAATATTAGAATCTAATAAATTATATGTTGACTTAAATATATCTTTACTATTACCAGAATAAGATAAACTACCGTCTTCTAATTTAAAAGTGCTTCCACTATCTCCGCAAACACCCATGAATCTCCCACTACTATTAAAAATAATATCTCCAGTGAGAATACCACTTGCACTTGCATCAATAGCCACTTCACCTATTTCTACTGTTTCTGCTGTATTCTTAGTACTGTCGGTTATTTCTTGGTAAGGAGATAAAGTAGAATAAACCCAGTCCTCTGAAAACTTAAAACCTTTATTTAATACAGGATTTAACAATTTAGAAATATCACTTCTACCAGTTATATTTAAAATTTGACTTCCACCAAATTCTGTTTTTTCTTCTAAAGTTTCTACTTTACCTTTGAATATTGTTTTTTCTACTACAAAACCACCAGAAAAATAATCTAATAAACTAGGAGTTTTTAGTGAAGTATCTGTTAAATTTACTGCTGATTGATACGTTGTAACTCCTGCAATATTAGTCATAACATCTACAGGAAAATAACCTTGTACCATGTTATTAGTAGTTAAGCCTGTGCCTTGAGATAAGGTAGAATAATGACTTCTAGTAAAATCTTGCAACTTAACATAGCCATTTTTAGCATCTCCATATTTTACTTTTACTCTTTGTCCCCTAAAATTATTGTTGCCCAGTAATGTCAATTCTAAACCATTAATTCTAGATTCAGAAAAGTCAGTAAGTGCTACACCATTATATGAAAGCGTATCACTCCCTATAACTATATCAGCAGATAAAGGAAGTGAATTATAACTTATTTGAGTATCTATTGTGAAATCTACCATGAGAGTAGAGGTTAATTTTGACCAAGTTCTTCTATGCGCTACGGCAGAAGTTAAATTTTCTTGAAGTCCTCCAGAAGAAAAACTAGAAGCATCGGATGCTCTATGATGTGAAATTGTAACTTGTTGCGAGCCATTAGAAGGGGCACCAATGGCACTTATTCTATAACGATGTGAATTTATTCTAATTGTTTCAAACAGACTACCAAATGCAAGTAAAGTTCTCAAATCTTGCCCTTCTTCTAAACCGTCAAAAACCAAAACCGTATCACCAGAAGATTGAGAAGTAATAGTACCAAATAATTTAGAATTTTCTAAATGAGTTATTTCTCCTCTACTTACAAGTTGTTTTAATTCTATAGGGTCATATATTTTTATTTTTTTTGCCATTATGTTTTGAGTATCTGCTATTTTAATTTCAGCGTATGAACCCGCATCCGTAATTGAATCTGAAAATTGAACATCCATGACTCTTGGGATAATTTCATTTTTGATTGCGCTATCATCATAATACAAATATCGTTTTGGCCCATCTCCAAAAGCAGTAGTAATTTTACCACTTCTTTCCCTAGATATATTAAGAGCAAAATCTGCCCAAACAGTAGTATCTGGGTCATAAGAAACTGTTTTGCTAGATAAACCAAAAGGAGTTGCGTCACCATCATTATCGTCAACATATCTTCTATATGCTGTAACATTATCTTGTGTAATTGTTTGACCCGCAACAGTTAAAGTTACTTCATCTGCTGTCCTAAGATTATCCACTAAAAGACCATGATGATTATATTCTCCTGTATCAGATATAAATTTACCAAATTCCGATTTAGTAGTAAAAATAGAAACACTATGGTCTTCACTATTATCACTTTTGAGAATAGTTCTTCTTATCGCATATTTAGTGTCATGGTCTAATTGGTCATCTTTTCTCAACCTATCATTATAAAAGTAAAAATTAGGGGCAGCCACATAAGTATATTCAATGTGTTTATTTACAGTAATATCATCAGAACCATCTCCGCTACTATCGAAATTAGTTTCAGTATTTAATAACCCATAAGCAACTGCAACAGCATCCGTTCTTGTTTTTAGTGGGCCTTTGTAAATTGAAAATTTAGTATTAATAGGAATATCTGCTGCCATTGGCGGGTCAAACTCAATAAAATCATGTGTTCCACCATCAGAGGCTATCACATTTGTTATTTTGGCTACATGGTGTAAGTTAGCATTATCTGCATGAATTACAACAAAAAAATCATTAGTTGCAATGTTAGTATTTAGAGTAGACATTTCTTGCCCTATTGCTCGTTCCGCATCAAACACCCTAAGCCTGTACGGTTTTGTTCTTCCTAAGTTTGATAAATAATCATCAAAACTATCAGAAGCATTACTTCTAAGAACTTCATCATCTGAAACAGCAACTAATGCGTTGGCTTTAAGTTCAATGGAGGTAGAAGTAACAGCGTTGATTGTTCCTATTAGATTTCCACCATCATCAAAAACCTCATCGCCTTCTGAAAAATATAAAGTTGCATCTCTACCATCGACAGTAAAAGTGTCATTGCTAGTGCTATAGCCACCACCATTGTTTATTGCCACACCAGTAATACCTGTTGGATATGCTTTGTTTACTAAACCAGATAAAGTCGCATCTGACGAACCATCGGAATTAGAAACACCATTAGCACTAGACGATGTACCAGAAGCAGTAGGTGCAGTGGCACTATTATAAATCTCATAACAAACTAATTTAAAACTAGATACAGCAAAACTATTTTTATCTTTTAATAATGGGTTTGTAGGAACAGAAAATTGAATATTAGACCCTGTTATAGTTGTCATAGGAGTTGAGCCTTCTTTCATAACAGTCAATTGATATAACCCTACACCAGCCATTACAAGTTCGCCTCCTCAAATCTATAATATAATAATACACTTCTAATACTAGGAGCCAAAGTATCAACAACATCAAAATGTTCTTTAGAATCATTCAATATAGCAAACTCATGTAATTCTCCCATAAATTGTGTGGGTGTCCCAAATTGATAACCAGTTGGGCCAATAGTGTTGTTAAGATTACCTAATCCAGTCGCAGGAACTTGTCCAATATAACTATCTGCCTGTTGAAATGAAAAAACACCACTAACATTAATAACGTCTCTTTTTACTTTTTTGCCATTGACATATAATGTCATAACTTTAGTCATATCATTGTAAACTGCTGCTATATGAAATGAGTTAAACATGTAAAATGCTTCTTTGTAAGCATCAGTATAAAGAACTGCTGTATCTGATAAAGAGTTAGATTGACTCATAGTAATTGTTGTGCCACTTATCCCAGTTACAGTTCCAATAGAAGTGAACGTAGTCCCACTCAAAGTGTATAATCTTTGACCTTTGTAAACTCTATATTGTGTAGTAGCAGTAAAATTAGCAGCACTTGATGTAGCCCCGTTTACTGTAGTTCCTGCTTTTCTATATCTTATTTTATTATCCCCTTCATACACATTTTCATTATAATCAGTTGTTGCATATGCTCTTGTGGTCTTAGTTCCAGTATGGGTGTGGTCAGCAGTTATCACTGAGTCTGAAGTTATAGATTTGGTTGTGCCATTATTGTGTACTTGGAATTTAACTTGATATTCTGCGGGCTGATTTGTGTTATGGTTTGTGTTGTTAACTAAACTCAAACTAACATTCCCATTATAAAATAATGTCATCTCTTGAAGATAGCGTAAATCTACTCCACCAACTTGTATGTTACCAGTCCCACCATGAGAAGGAGAGTATAAAAAATCTTCAAAATTGGTATGTGTACCATCACAATTAGAAGGCATCGTTCTTCTACTAGACAAAACACCAGCATCGCCCACAGGAGATGCAATACCACTAGATTGTAATTCAAAATCAAACCCCCAACCATTTACATCATATGGGGTAATAATAGTTTCAATTGTAAAACTACCTTCATGTCCAAATAATCCAAACCCTTCTCCAGAAACTTCTGGAATTTTTATATGTCCGTTGCACATCACAGGAAATACTAATGCTTTCCTATTTGAAACGTACATGTTTATTGGAATAATATCACCCCATAGGAATAAAAGCCACTTCAAAATCCATGCTGAACTCTACATGTGGTTGTCCACCTATAAACGGAGTAGAAAAATTTCTAATGAAACCAGTTAAACCAGCAGAGTTACCAGTAGATGAAAATTCGTCTGGGAAAGCAGTTGTGCCTGTGGTCATAAAATTATCTAATCTAGCACCCTCTTTTCCCTCACCTCTAACTGCAAAACTAAAAGGAACCATAACAGCACTATCGACATTTCTAGTAGCATCTGCTGCAATCGTATCGTTATGATACAACCAATATTTAGATACAAAAGATGGAATCAAAATGATTAATTCATTAAGGTTTTGTTGTCGTTGAACCATAGAAGAATCAACATAAGAATGGATTAGTTGTGCGACTTCATGTGCTGTCATGTCAACAGTCACAACATCAAAATTATTATTTGTAGATGTAGTTTTTTCTGGCGTAGAACTTCTATTTAATTCAGTTGCTAATGAAGCAGTAACAGTATCAATAGAATTTAATGGATAAGCCTTAACGATAGTTTGTTCTGTTATCACCCCAGATAAACTAATTGTTTTTGTACACATTCCTAAATCTACACCAACATTAGTTGATTCACCAGTAACAATACCAGAAAATGGAATAGGCATAGAAGGAACTACTTTACTAGTAGATATTGTAATGTTATCTGCTTTAAGTGCAATTCTGTTTTGCATATCACTACCTATGGCTTCTACTGCTCCACCAAAAGCCGATTCTCTAGCGGCCAACTGTAAAAATACATGGTGGCCACTTAGACCTGCGCTTGGTGTTGCTGTACTCATAATCTCACCCCAAAACTAGTAGTTCTATTAATTTCTTTACTAACCATTTGTCCTACTCTTCTAGCAATGTCTCTTAGTTCGTGGTCACTTGCACCAACTCTACCATTAACGTGAACATTGATTGTATTTCCTGCACCATTGGGTATTATCATCCCACTAGAGTTTGGCATAAATAATTCTGGGCCTCGTTCTCCGACCATGTAAGGTCTACCAGCCATAACTGGGCCACCATCTGCTCTGGCAGCAATCGCTCCACCAATAGTACCACCTATTACTGCACCAGCACCAGTTCCAATTATTGGGACGATTGAGCCAACTATACCTCCTACTGCTCCACCAATAAGTGCGCCTCCTCCTACTTGTTTAATTTTTCCTTTGTTTTTATCTACGAATCCCTTCAAAGCCTCTAGAAGTTCGCCTAATTTTGGTTTCAAAAAATCTTCATAAAATTTTCCTAAAAAGGTAGGTATATTTGTAAAGAATTCAACAATCATTGGAACTAAGAGTTTTGTTACACTTGCTAATAATAGTTTGGCTAAACCTGCTAAAGCAGCAAGTGCTAATTTAATCAACGCTTCTGCTAGTTTACCAAGTACAATAACATAAGCACCTACCTTTTCTATCCAAGTAGCGTTAGGGTCAAGTAACACTTTGAAAAATACTTTGATTGCCTCAAACACTGGTCTGAGAGTATCAACAACTTGATTGAATTTTTCTTTTACTATTGCAAATAAACCTTTTATTTTTGGTAAATTTTCTTTTAGTATTGGGAATAATAAAGCAAACCCAATAACAAGTAAACTTCCAAATATCAAAAAGTTCTTGAATAATTTTAATCCAGTTTTAATGAATGCTTTTAAATTACCAAAGAAACCACCCGTAGGTTTTCCTTTACTATCTAAAACTCCAGCATCTTTTAACCCTTGAATAGCATCAGCATATTCCATCGCACCAACAGTGCCTTCCTTATGTGCTTTTTTTATATTTTTAAAATCACGTATTAATTTTTTATAACCACCAAGTTTATCTTGGATTATTTTATTTTCTTTTGCACTAGCACTCGAAAAAACATTGAAGGCATTGATTACACTTCCAATTCTACCTTTGACTGATGCAAAAGTGTCAACAAGACCTCTAAATTTAAAAAGTAATTGACCAACACTATTATCGAAACGAGATAAACCAGCAATCGCCCTATTATCAGAAAGTTTATTTAAAAAACCTCCTGCGTCTTCTGAACCTCCTCGAAGTTCAGCACGAAGCGATTTAACCGTATTTTCAAAATCTACAAAACTCATTTCTTCCTCAACGCCTTCTCCATTTCTTCACTTTTAATCTTTTCCACTTCTCCATATATTATTAACATATCTTTGAATAAATCACTTGGTAAATTGTAAACTTCTAATGGACTTATAGATAGTGCTTGGGACAACATGTAGACCATAATCCTAGACATGGATTTTATATCTACCTGCTTACCCTTTAGACCATCTCGGAAAGTCCTTTTTTTTCTTCATCCCCCGACATATCCATTGGGTTAGGAAGAATTTCTTTTATTTGGTTTCCAACATAAGGTGTTAATCTTATAATATCAATTGCTGATAATTGCGGCTCAGTTTTTTCAATAAAATTTTCAAGCATGTATTTATACATGGCATTTAAATCTAAATCCATGTTTCCTGTTCTATTATCTATTTTCATAATAGAGGCCATTGCTTGTTCTACTTGTAGCCATGTTGGTTGTTTTACCCAAACTTTTAGGTATTCATCCGAATCGGGAGCGACTCGAATATAATGCTCTCTTGCTCCACCAGCAAATAATGCTGATTTATCTGTTATTACTTTTTTCATTTTTTTCACCTTTTTACTTACATACATTGTTTTGGTGTGAATATTATTTTCGTTGTCTTTCTCTCCTATCCTGTAGTGTTTCTCCTAGAAGTGTATCAACTTCTAACTCACGTTGCTGGGCTAGAGATAATCCTTGTTGAGCCATAGTTTTATCTTTTTGTGTTGGAGTACGTTTAACTCTACCTTGACCACCAACTGGCTTTGCTGGCCCAAGTCCTCTTGTTCTAGAGTCGTCTTCTCCTCTATCATAAGAGTCCCGCCTCACTTGAGAAGTAGCAGGTTGACCTTCTTGTTGAGTCACTTGAGCAGTTGCTTGACGTTCTCTAAGTTTCTCTGCCCAAGGTGGTAATCTGCGCATCGCTCTATCTATATTTGCTTGCGAAGCAGTATATGTTGGAGGTGTTGTTCTTGCTGAAAGTGGTTTTTGTGGTGCTATATTACCCGCAACGCTTGTTGGTGCCACTCCTGCTGCTGGTGCGGCTAATGATGGTGGTTTTTGCATATTTTTTGCTCTAGCAGTATCTAATCGTTTTATTTCGCTAGTGCTAACTCCTGCTCCTCTTAATGCTTGGATTTCTTCAGAAGTATAAGTTTTATAACCACTTGCTGGTTTATTTCCTCCAACAGTTATAGTATCTGCTCTACCCGCAACCGAGGGTGCTTGAGTTGGTTGAGTTGGTTGTGTTGCTGTTGTGGATTGATTGGTTTGTTGTTCTTTTTGGTAATCTGCTATAACTTTTCCTAAATTTTCTACGAATTTATCCATTACTTCATTAGAAGTTTGTTTTTCAATAGAAGTAGATTTCAACACAGATTGCCATTCACTCATCTTCCTCTACCACTTTTTTCTTTCTAGGTTTGCGTTGTTTCTTTGGCTTAGGAGGGTTTTTCTTAACCTCTAATGCTCTTAATTTAGGAATTGCTTCTCTACGATGAGATTTTAAATTAATTGTTTTTTCCATCTAAATCACCCTTGTAATACCCAGTGTGTTTTCACTGTACATGTATTCAAAGTTCTTGGCATAATTGTAGCATCTACAATGAAAGGACTGTTATCTTCTGGTATTGGGAAGTTAGCCACACTAACAAAATAATCTGTAAATTTCAATGTAATGTTTTCACCATTTTCTTTAGTAAATGTTAACTCAATCATTTGTGCGCTTGTACTTGGATTTTCTGCATCATTCAATAATTGGTCAAACAATAATGAATCTGTAACTAAACCACTTAATGTAATCTCATACATTCTTTGTGCTGGTAAAATTGATTTTGAGCCTTTCTTGTAATTACCAACAAATCTTTTTTCCTGTAAGTTATTATTTATTGTTAATGTAAAGTTTGATATTTTCAAAAATTGTTGGCCAAATATACTTAAACTACCATCATGGAAAAAGAATGGTTTTAGGAACTCTTCTACACTAGCATTTGCCCCTCCAGCACCAGAACCGAAGTTGATTAAACTTCTATCATCTGTTACTCCTCTTCTTGCCAAATAAGCCGCAGCGACAGAAGATGTATCATTACCTTGTGGTTTTATAATTTGCTTTGTCATTAAATCCATGCTCATTTTAAGTTCTTCACCTTCATTAGCCATTAAAGTTAAAGTGTTGACTGTATTACCTGTTGCTATTCTTGTAAAAACTTCATCACTCACTGTTAATGTTTTTGATTCTCCATCATTGGCAGTAGTAGAATAATTTTTATTTGTACCGTCTGATAACATTGATTGTGTAGGTGAACCTTTGTTGATTACATGTTCTAATGTGAAGGAAGGTAAATCGCTACCATTGGCTTCTCCAAAAGTATAGGTGATTGCATCATCTATTTCACCATCTGCCCCAACAGTTGAATGTGTTAACTTTTCTAAAGTTGCGGTTGCACTTGCTACATGTGCTTCCGCAGTTATCCCTAAATCAGAAGGTATTGGTGGTGGACATGAAACATTAACAACGCTTCGGTAAAAGAATGGGCCTTGTTCTAACATCCCAGAATTATTTCCAGTAGAACCATCATCTAAGTAAAATCCAGTGGTAGTTGTGGTAGTGAACATATCAGTATAATTATCAACATCTGTAAATGTAGCATTTATATTAGTACATTTACCTAACGCATAATACAACCATGTTCCTTGATTAGCACTAACTTCAAAAGTTCCACCTTCGGCATTTTCCAATCCCTTGAATTGAAGAGTAAAATTTCTACTTCCTCCAAGAGCAAGATTCTTTTGTAATACTTCTACTGATGGATTAGGGAAAGTAATAGTGTTTACTATTCCTAACCAATTATCTGCGAGCAATGTAGGTTGGGCTTGACCACCAGCATCATTTGTTTTAGGGCCGAAAACTGGCGCACCAAACTTTCTTATAATGATATAAGTATTATCACCAGTTCCACTATGGTATTCTTCATTGAAATAAAGTTTATTATAACTGTTACCAGAAATAACTCTACTGTGTACGAGAGTTCCATCATCTTTAATAAAATCAGCAATACAACCGCTATAGACACTATCTGTTAACAAATATTTATCAGTAAATGCATCTCCACTGTTATTAAATTGAGATTTAAGGTTGGCTAAATCAATTTCATATTGTCCTCTAGTTTTATCTGTGGACGTGGTTGAACTGCTAAATGCACCATCTTTAAATCCTAAAAATAAATCACTCTCTGGGACTAATGTTACTGATGCACCAGACCCCATCCATACTTCACTATTCGTTACCATTTCTTTTCACCTACTTACTTACTTACGGTAAGGCCACTGCATACTTTTGTAATTCTATCTGAACTTTGTACCCAAACAGCCTTTTGGCTCGGTCATTCGACTCCGTTCTACCCCTTAAATATATAAGGTCGAAAGAATTAGAGTCACCACTAACTGTCACCTTTGCTCCTTTACGGTTCGCTTCAAGTCTATGACGGACAATTTTATACAAATTTTCTAATCTATCTCTAGCGAAATTTGCATCACTTGCCCCCCTATCGTCTTGTATTGTGCGAATATGTAATGTTAATGTGTAGGTTTCATTCCTAACATCATAGGCTACTGTAGGATGTGTTATTGTTTGAGAATCCTCAAAAACTACTATAAGGTCAGAAGAAGATTCTCCAGAAGCCGCAGTAGATAAATCGTAAGCCCTACCTTTATTTTTTGTCATGTTGCGAATGTCTATGATTGTTGGAGTTACTTGATGTGCCGCAGGTATAGACAATGAAGAAATTGAACCTGCCCATGTATTAGTCCCACCATATTGACTAGTGGCAATATTAGTGCCTTTTAACAACTCAACTACATAAGTCACTTCATCCATATTACTTACCTTCCTTCAAATCTTTAGCCCATAAATCTAATGCCTCAGATAGTATATCTTCTTGGCTTAATCTTCTAGCAAATGCGCCAAAACCTGCCTCAGCAAACATAGCCTCTAAATCTTGGACATCTTTCATGTATTGTTTCAAAGACTTCAATCTACCAACACCACCGTACTCTTGTATGCATTCAATGTTTCATTTGCTTCTAAAGTTAATAAATCATATTTTTCTCTAGGACTAATTTGATTGCCACTTTCGCCAATCAACACTGTTGAATCATCATGACGCAATATTTCACAACACGCTAATTTTGTAGCGGCTTCTGCAATACTTGCTGGCACTCTTTGATTACCTGCGATATAAGTTACTCTTATTGAATTAGATAATGAATATGGGAATTGTTTTCTAAAGAAGATTCTTCCTTCATGCCCTATTGTCCAGAAGTTACTTAACCTACCTAACTGTTCTTTATCTGTAAAACCTGTAACTGTTATACCATGAGCAGTTGTTGTAGATGAACTGCCATTAAGATAAATTGAACAATTAGCCCCATCATCACTAGGCAATAAAGATGATATTATTACTTTATTATTATTTTCAGAATCTAATGTTGCATAGAAAAAGTCTGATACTTGTTTAGCACCTGTACTATCAGTTTGTGCTTTTGCTTGAGTTGCACCAGTTAGTGTAGATGTGTTAGCAGGGAATGTTTCATTGATTAATGCTACAAGTTCTTCTGCCGCAGTTTGATTACCATAAGTTGAGTCAAATCTAGAATCAGTAGTTCCTGCTAATAAATTAAACACTAAACCACTGTTAGGCAATTTAAGATTGATTTGTGTGGTATTACTTTGAATAGCAGTAAAATCATCAAAGTTAACTGTGGCAGTAGCAGATGCTAAATCTAAATAATTATTTCCTTGATAGATTTCTAATCTTATGAGTTTACGAATGTGTGGATTATCTAACTGAACAAACCCAACATAATCTACAAAATCAGTGGGTATCGCAACTACATTACTTGTGAATGAAAAGTTGTGGTACTCGTCTCTGTAAATTATAGGTCGCCAAGATGTTCCTGTGATGCTATCTATTCTATCTTCTACATTTCTTATTATTGTGCCCACTTCTGCTGATGTGGGGTTAGTAGAAGAACTAAAGGCAGGTATTTGTAACATCGAGGCTATGAGAGTATCTGTTGTGTAATAACCATCCCCATTAGTGTAATTAGGGGCTATTGCTGTTCTATCTGATGGTGATATATATTTCATGTAGTTGCCTCCGTAACATATCTTTCTAATACTTTCATTTTACCTTTTAGGTGTCGCCACAAATCATCTTTTACTCCTTTACGTTGTTCGCCTTGTAAAGAAACTTCTTGTATTGGTTTTGCTACAATTGTGGGTTTTCCTATTGAGTTTTTAGTAATTGGTATCTTTATATCATATTCAAGAAGAATATTAGGGTTCAATAAATAATCTGAGTTAGACCTAAACCCTGCTTTAGATTTCCAAAAACTATCGTCCATTTTTTCAAACCAACTAATTCCTCTAAACACATCATCAAGGGTATCAGTATCTAGTGTGGCCTCACCTAAATCTTTAAGAAAGTCTTTAGATAATTTTTTCATAGTTAGTATAACTGGTTTTTCTTGTGTCCTTACCCACTTAACTCTCGAATAAGATTTTGAGTTTTCTATTTGTTTTGTTAAGAAATTTTTAGTTGAACTTTTTGCTTGTGCAGTGTATGAAAAAATACCATCTTCATATTTAGAATCAGAGTTAGTATATTCTACATTAGACCATAAAGATTTATCAAATCTATGTTCATTAAAAATTTGGCCACCATCATCTTTTGCCCCTACGAATTCTTCTTTGTAACTATCTACATCTTGGAAAGTCCAATTTTCTAAATTAGGATTTTCTAAATTAAGGTCTAAATTTAATTTTTTATTATTTATTCTTTCTTGAACTGCTTCATCAATTCTAGTATTTCTTAATTCATCAAGTGCCTTTTTAAAATAATCTTGAGTCATATCTAAATTAGTATTTTCTTTATCTGAAAAAACTTCTTCAATGTTTGACATATAATATGGTAACAGACCACATATTTCTTCTCCACCATCATAACACCCAATAAGCCAATCTAAGAAATGATTTGTAATATCATCTACATTTAATTTACTTTCAACGAACCCCTTTTTATCTGGGAACGGGATGTTTATTGTTATACTCATGCTAACCACTTGGCCCATGCAGCCGCTTTACCAATTCCTTGCATAGCCGCACGACCAATACCTAACCCACTAGATGGGGCAGTGTAAGTGACTTGTCCATTATTAGGGTCTACCCAGTATGGATTGCCGTAATTATCGTAACCTGCTGGCGGAACAGGATAACCAGATTGATTATTTTGTTGCATAGCCATTTGTTGATTCATTTGACCGCCCATTGGTTGACCTTGTATCTGGCCTTGCATCATTCCTTGATTTGCTGGCATTCCTTGTCCTGCTGGAGAAGCAGGGCTTTGAGGATTAAATCCTTGAGATTCTAAATAACTGTTTTTTGCTAACCTTCTTTGATTAACTACTTCCATGTTTAGAGAAGCAGCAAGAATGGTTTGAATATCTAGTTCGATATTTTCTTGTGTAATTCGTTCATATTCCTTTAGACAATATTCATTTAATTTCATTGAGCCACTGGTATTATCTACATTGAATTCTAACTTAGATAACATTTGACTCATGACTCTCTCTACAATATCTTCTAAGAACTTCTCTATACCTAAGAAAAATTCATGACCGTGATACTGTAAAAATTCTTCAACATGATTATCTTGTAATGTTAACAGATTATTCATTGTTTTGAATGTGTTTGTTTGTTGACCTTGTAACGCTGTATTTAATGTACTACTCCTCACCATTGTCTATCACTCCTACTAAATTTTCTATTTGTTTTAGTTTGCCTTGTATCTCCGACATCAATCTAACGTATTGTTCTTTCGGAATCTCCTTGGTGCCTTTGGGCGGCTGTATTAACCACCCTGCGGCTATCAGACTTGAAACTTGCGCTTGATTTAGGTTAGTCATTGGCCCTTGTGACATTAACGGGATTCTCGGTTTAGGGATATATCTTTTAAATTCTAAGCCATGTTTGTCAGCCAAAACTTCATCTTGAAGCATTTCAAATTGTTTATACATGTTAGCATGTCTAGGACAATAAGTTCCTTGGAGCGGTCTTCCTTTAGTTACTTCTGATAATATGATACCAGCCCTTAATGGGTCAGATGCTTCCCACTCATGCCATGAGCCACACACTAAACATCTATTACGGATGTTATACTTGTAGCCAAACTTCAAAAGTAAAAATTTTCTTTTTTCTGGTAACAAAACTTTTCTTAATTCTTTTAACTTTTTTTTGGGGGCTGTATTTTCAAATTTATATTCCATCATCGGCCCTGCTAATCTTGCGATTTTACTAGGTTTGTCAAATGGGTTATGTTGTGTATTACCAATTAACCCTCCATTATAATTTCCTTGCATCATTTTTATCATCTCAATAGTCTTTTATCATTGTCATTACTCCACGATATACCATTTCTGGGTCGGATTTTGCACTCACGATGTACTTGTGAGTGGGTATTCCTTTATCATGTAATCGCTGCATCCCATACTTAAATGACTGAAATATAGGGTGTTCTTCTATTGGCCCTTCGTAATTATGTTCCTTTCCCCACTTATCATATTTGTTTGCCCACAAGCCAACTGCTTTAGGAAACTTTTTTTTCTTTTTTCTTTTTTTACCTATGTGCCAATAATCGTCACAAACTAAATCTACAAGATAAGTCCATGCTAATTGATTTTCTAAATTGTAAGTTTGTTCTAAGTGCCTATCATCAATTACAAAAATAATATAATCTACTTTTCTATCTTTCATATCTTTTTTCCATAAATCCCAATACTTTGACTCTCCACCTATATCGGCAGTTTTTAAAGTTCTAGCATCGCCATCTATCTTAACTGATTTTCTAGTAGCCCGTTGTAAACCCACTGTTCTTTTTTTAATTTCGGCAACCTCGCCCCTTGTTCTTAATTGATTGTGTAGTGTTGTTTTACCAACTCTAGTAGCACCATATACACCAAAAGGTATAGTGTTTAATTTATGATATATCCCTAAAGCAATATCAGCAGCGACTACGGCAAATCCAGCCATTAATGACATTAATGACCACCAAACCAACCCCACACCATTTCATATAGATTGATACCAAGTACGCCAATCATATGACCTAATAAGAAACAAGCAACACTAGCAGTTACTCCCCAAAACCATGCTCTCATCTTGATAAAAAATAAATCAGCAGAATGCGCTCTACTCATATCATAGGCTACTTGTTCGTTGCCAGTAATTGATGGGAGAAAAGGCATCTAACACACCTACTGCTCTATTGATGCTAGGAATGTGTTTGGAACCTCATTATCTTGGGTAGTTTGTTTTTGTGGGGGAATATATGAACCATAAGTATTCATCGACTCTCTAATTTTTTGTTTTTGTTGAGTTTCTCTTTGTTTCTTTTCCCAGTAAATTTTAATCTTACGGTCTAATAACCAAAGTTCCATTCTATCATTAACTGCTAAATCAAAACATGCTTTTAGTCCCATGATTCCTCCAACAGTTAAAAATCCAAATAGTACTGCGTGTGCAAAATTTGTAAATGGTAATTCTGAACCATACGCACTATAAAAATATACATTCGTTCCAGATACCGCCCCTACGAACAGTATCGTCATTACAAGCCTTGTGTCTTTATCCATTGCTGCCATCTTAACGCCTCTTAGTAATAATTAATGAAGCATGTTGCAGCCCCACTAACTTTTTTAAAGTAGACACCATTAGTAACCATAACACCATGTAAATCAACATCGTGGCCTAAACCCGCACTTAATTTTACTCTTGCTATTTCATCACCACTTGCCGCAGTATTATCATATATTGCAATCTCTGCTGTGCTTCCGCCAGTTTCTTGTACAAAAAGACTAGCAACCCTAACTTTCCCAGTCACGACTAAAGCATCTGCTGTTAATTTTCCACTACTTCTACATGCTGGCATAGTATCTCCTCATTTACCCCAAAATACACCTGTCTATTAATAATATCGGTCATTCATACATTTCTTGAAATTTATAGTCAATATAAAGACTTGGTACTGATTTATCACGATATAATGCATTGGCTAAAGTCATTTCTTTAGATGTAAAATCTAACATTTCTAAAAGTGTTTCTCCTATACCTTTACCAGTTTTATCTCTCAAGTTTGCTTTCTCAACAGCATATAAAATATCAGCACCCGCTAATACTTTTTCAGATACATCCATTGTAATATCTGGTCGTTCATCAGAGCCTTGCGCTCTGCCTACTGGAACTCTTACTTTGAGTATATCTTCCCAAGACAAAGTTATTCCTCAGTAGTTTCTTCTTCCGCAGGTAATACTGCTTCTTTTGCTTTGGTCACTACTGACTTTAATTGCTTGGTTCTTGTTCTCTTAGGTACTAGTTGTTTGATTGCATCATCTTTAGATGTAGCAGTTAATCCTACGAACTTTGCTGCTTTTATTAAGCGGTACTCAGTTATGTTGGATAGGTTGTCGCCAGCCTCAAAAATAACTTTAACACCAGATAAACCCATAAGTTGAATTCCTGTTTCAACATCTATGGATTTAGTTTCTTCTGGCATCAGAGTCATATTTCTAGTTCTGAATCTTCGCCCACTATAGTTGGTAACTTTAACCAAGTAAACCACCTTAGATTAAACCATATACTCTCATTCGGACTGAGCCGCCATTCCCATCATCTGCGAGAGTAGCGTTTGTTCCGTCTAAACTTGTAAACATAAGAGCAATTGAACTTGTTGATTCATATGCGCCTGTTGCAGAACATTCAATTTGTGGTTGTAATGCGTTTGCATTATCATGTCCTGTAATAAAAGCAGCAGTGATTGTTTCTAGTCCAAATTGAGCAGCAGGGATAACTGAACCTGCTGCAACAATTGAACTCACATCAACTAATGCATCTACAAAGTACTCATCACCAGATACTCTTGGTGCTGTGTAACCTTTGTGGTCTGCCAATATTGTTACTGTAAATGCTAAAGCCAATCAAATCACCTTACTTTAGGTTGGTGATTTTACCTTGTCCTTTGAAGAAAGAACAGCCTACTTCACCAATAGTTCGGTACATTCCTTGATTCCCTAGTTTACCAATGCCGAATGGGTTTCCATGATTAATACCATCTTCAAAGTATTGAGTTGGTTTTAGTACGGAGTACCATAAGTGGTCAGTGTCTAAGAATAACATATCACTTAATCCTGTTGATAATGATAAGTGGCATGTGCTTGGCATGTCTTTTGCTGGAATTAGTGGGATGTCATAGTATGTTGCAACTCTGAATCCAACTTCTGCACCAGCAACACCTTTTACACCATTATGTGTTGGTACAATGTGTTTAGCATCCATGAATCTTTCTTGGCTTTGTAATAAGTCAGCAATTGCTTGAATTGTATCATATCCAGTCATAATAACTTTTGGACTTGCTCCATTTGTTCTTAAACTTTGGATTAAACTATTCATGATTGAAAGTGTTAATACTCTTTGTTCTGCTGCTGCATATCCATCTCCAATGTTAACTTCTGCATCCATAAATCCTACTGAGGAACCTAATGCTGTGTCTGCTGCTCTATCTGTGTTACCATATAGTTTAACTGTGTCTACACTGTTAGCACCATCATTTGCTGCTACTATACTTTGCGCACCCATTTCATGAACTTCTGCTGAGGAAGAAACAATTTTCATTAATGATGTTAAGTTTCTTTCCATATCTGCAAATGCAGCAGCACCACTAGCGGAACTACCTGCTGCTAATCCAGCATCTAAGTCATATGCTTCTAGAGGCATTACTAACATTTTTGATTGAACTTCTGCATGGAATTTACCCATATCTTCACGAATCAATGCTCTTAAGTCACCGATACCATCATCAATCTTTGCCATTTCAGATGCTAATTCACTGAATTCAAACATGTGAGCAATTGTTTTAGGAGTCATGAATAGTTTTGTGTATTCTGGTGCAACTGGTGTAATATCACCGTCTGCTGCTGCTCCACCTATTCCTGCATTTTCTCTAACACCACCAATTTCATCTGGCATTGGCCTGTCAACTTGTGTTCCACTTCTACCTGCTGTTAAAGCATCACCAGTAGAGTTGTCAGAAAATTCATGTGCTAAACCGAATTTCGCATCTGCTCCACCAAATGGTCTTGCTTTTAGAATTCTCCAACCGCTTGTTGTGTACGGTCTTTTTGGAAGAATTGCTAGTGGATTTATTTCTTGGTTCAACATTGACCAAACTTTTTGACCATATACTACATTGTATAAATCAGTCATTGCTGTGGCTGCTGTTCCATTTATTCCTATTGCTGCATCGTGTCCAGTTACACCAATTCCTGCTGCACCAACTACTCCAGTACCTTTTAGAATTGAGTTGTTTTGGAAGCCGTATGTAGCCGCTTCTAAATCTCTTATTGTGTTTATTGTTCTTACCATTTTAATCACCTGTTCTCCAAATTATCAATTACTTGATGTAATTCATCCCAACTCATTTTTACAATATCGTCAGTACTTGGAATATTTAAATTACTTACAACTTGTTCTTGTTTTGCAATTACTTGTTGTTTTTCTTCTGTTAATGATTTCTTCAATGATGCAAATTGCTCTCTTAGTTCTGCTACTTCTGCTTTAGCATTGTAGTTTGCTTTTGCAATTGCTTCATCTTGTGCTTTTAATTCAGAGTTAAATCTGTCACCAAATGTTTTGGATAGATTCTCATAAGCCATTGCTTCTAATTTTTCTGCTCTAAATGCTTCATATGCTTTTTCTAAGTTAGCAGCACTCAAATCTAGTGTAGGAGGTTGCATCTTAAATTCTGATTCTTGAGGATGGTCTTTTGTTCTACCATTCTCAAAGACAACTTCTCCAGCCTCAGAATAAGTGTTGAGTTCTAATGCTTTCTTTTCATCATCCTCATCTTTTTCTGCTTTCTTTTCGTCATCTTCTTCATCAGCCTTGTAAGACATGTCTTCTACATCATCTTCTTCATCAGCCTTTTCATCATGACCATAGCCCATTTTTTCTTCTTCATGGCCTTCTTCGTGACCCATTTCCATGTCTCTACCATGTCCTTTTTCTTCTTCTTCTTCCTTGGACAAATTCATGTTCTTAACTAGTTCATTTAATTCGCCAAGTGCTTTTTCTAATTCATTCATTTTTTTCACCTTATTTTTATCTTGTTTCAGTATATCGAATTTTGCTTCTGGATTTATTCCTTTTTCACAGATTGTAACCTCATGTAATTCTAATTTGCTGATTTCGTTGTATTCCCCTACTTCTTTATCTCTAACAGTTCTTTTTTCTAGTGCTTGTCCCCCGATACTAAAACTCCTTAATGTTCCCTGCCTTATGTCTCTTGATACTTCCTTTGCTTTTTCTATATCATCCCTTAATTTTATTACTACAAAAAATCCTACATCATCTACTTGTGTTTTATATATCTGTCCTTTTGAATCTCTATATTTATTTACTACTTCTCCTACTTGAACATTTGAATGGTTAGTCATTACGTTTCTATATTCATTTTTATCCATGAATTTTTGTACTGCTTCCTCCAACGCTTTGAGTGTAATTAAATCATTTTGTTTGTCTACCATTTCTATTGAAGCATATCCTGCAATTATTAAATCATCTTGTGACTTCAGTATATCAAACGTATTTGATTTTGTTGTTACAACTCCTCCTAACACGATGTCGATTTTCTGTTCTACTATTTAAAGAGCAATGTTAAAGGGTTAATTTATTATACTTATCTTGCCGTATATCCCATATGCCATCATCAGTATTAGAATCAACCTTCTCTGGTTTAACACTAGTGAATGCTACCCAGTTCTCTTTATCATCAATAGGAACAACTCTGAAATGTAAACGAGTATCAAATTTATTTCCATTTAACATGTATTCATGATAACCATGTCTTTGAACTCCTAATTCTACTTCTCCAGAATCAATAACCTTTCCTTTGGTCATTGTTGTTGCAACTTGCGCCATAAATTTTTTAGATTTGCCGAATAAGTTGAATATGTCATCTTCACTATCTAACTTAATAATCCATGAAATCTTTTCATCATTTAAATCCATAACAATTTGAATATTTTCATTTTCAGTAATGTAAACTTTGAATGTGCCTTTACGATATTCTTCTGGAGTAGAATATTCTTTTCTTAGTGGTTCTCCTACTTCCATGTTTAAATTAAATTTTTGTTTTTCATATGTGAGGTGGTCTTTTGATTTATTCTTAAGACTTCTAAACAATTCATTTTTATTACTGTTGAATACACTTTCGTATATTCTCTTTAGTTCTTTATCTCTATTGAAAAACCTTACAATTGAATTAATATCCATAGGTTTATTAGTTCTTTTAATTTCATTTATGATTGCTGTTTCTAAAACTGACCTATCTTCATCAAGTGCTTTACCTAATTGTTCTCTCCAAACTTCCATATTTGCTAAAGCGTTTTTAGCCATGAGGTTATCTTCTTGAAAACCATATACTGTAAAGCCATCCATATCTGATTTAGCAATAATGGTAGCATGACCATGAACATGGTCAGTTATTTCATATCCTTTAGTAAATGCTTCAATATCATAGTTCAAAGATTTTTTAGTATCTTTTGCTAAAAATTCTAAAGTTACTACTTTGTCTGGTTGTTCAACTTCGGGAACTTCTATAACTTTAGCAGATTGTAAAGCAAAACCATCTGGTGTTTGTCTGACTTCATCAACCTTGACTCTAATAATATCCCCAATGTCTACTCTAATTTTAGTGTTAAGTGCTTTGCCAACACTTAGATATTTTACACCATTTACTTCCACACCTTCTTCTACTGGCCCCACACCAATAGTATATGAAAATAAATCTGATTTGGTTTTCTTCATATCTAATACTACTACATCAATGTCGACAAACTTTTTCCATTTAACCCATTTAGGATTTTTCCTATTGGCTAAGAAATAAGTTGAGGTTAAATCTTTTAACACTACACCCTCTGCTGTTGGAATTTTAAATATCTCTTTAGAATATACTTCTATGTCTTTCATTGAATCTGCAATCCTTGTATCTTTTTTAGATGGGAATGCTAATTCAATATCTGAATGTTGACTAAAGTTTTGGAATAATATTTTTATTCTTTCTTCTAATGGTGAATCTGTTAAATCTCTATCATCATATTGCATGATGTCAAATACATGCGCTCTCAAAATTGTATCTGATTTTTTATCTTTGAAAATTCTAGCAACAACTTCTGCTCGATGTAATGGTTCGTCACCATCAAATAACATCAATTCTGCATCTAAAATACAATCTGCAAATTTTTTCTCACTTATCATTTTAACTTGTTCTGGACATTTATCTGTGATGTCTTTTTTATTAAAAGAATATATTTTGACCTTACCTTCTGACTTGTGGATTTGTATTCTCATCCCATCATACTTTTCTTGAACTACCCATTTACCAGTGAAACCTCTTAATTCTTTTAAATCTTCAATATCAAAAATACGATACATTGGTTTGTTAGGAACAATAAAAGATAATGACTTTTCTGCTTTTTGTAAATCTAAATCTACTAGATTTTTCATTTGTTCCTTATTGTCTATAATTCTATTTAGAGTACTAATTGCCCCTTTATATTTAGATTCTAATCTTGATAAATCTTTATCGTCACCATAATGTTCTATGATAAAAGGAATGATTTCTTTTTCTTTTAAATCTAGTCCTGCAAAACCACCAGTGATTTCATCGGGGTCTAAATCTTGATTCTCATATAGTTCTGACTCTAAAACATCATCATCGTTTCTTAATGCCCAGTGCAAAAATTTGACATAAACATGTTCATCTGATAAAAGAGCATCAACTACTTCTTCCCCGAATTCTTCGATAAATGGGTCTTTAGTAATTTTAGAATAGCGCAGTTTCTTAATTGCTGCAAAAATTCTACCCGCTTCGTGTGACTCTGGATTTTTAACCTCGTCTGAGAACAAATCTTTTTCATTCAATGTTCTTTTAATTAATGCTGCGAAATTGCTGGTATCGTCATGTAAGTCTTTTAGTTCATCTATAACAGATGTCCAACGCTCGGCATAATGTTTAGGGTCATCTTTTCCTAGTAAGTAACCAATTCTGACCTTTTCAAATAAAGTGCGAACTAGTCTAGCAGGGTCACTTTCTTTTTGGAAAAGTAATTGAGGCACATTACATCACTCTAACATACTTTTAATTTCATTGATTTTACTCATGACCTGTTTGCTAACATCAACAGTGGTCACATCTAAATTAGAATATTTTTTACCATCCATTGGTGTAGTTCTACTTTGGTTGGATTTACCATCCTCTCCTCTAGGCTTATCTTTTTCTGCTGTTGGTTTTTTTCCTTTAACATCTTCACCAGTTTTACCTTCAAATAAATCTTCATAGGCTAATGAGGTTGTTGGGGGTTTTCTACCAAAGAAAGACATTGGGCCTTTCTCATCATCTGCCACATGTTCTTCTTTTTTCTTGAAGTATGGCTCCATATCTGTTCTTATGTTTACTACTTTTCTAGGTTTTATGTATCGTGTCATTGTCGACCCTCCATTTTTGAAATTATATCATGTAATTCGCCCCAAGATTTATCCCCAATATTCTTAGGCATTCCTGTTCTATCATTATCTACTGATGGTGAAGGTGACTTTGTTTGCACCCAACCAGATTTCATTAACACGTTATCTTCATTGTAAACGTGTTTTTCTAATGTTTTAATTCTATCAACTAATTGTTTTAAAATATCTAATACTTCATTTTCTTCACTCATTTTATATCATCTCTTAAAATGTTCTTCGGGGTAATCTTTTCTATTATACGTCTTATACCTATCAATCTCATCTTGCATCTTTAATCCACGTTCAAGTTGTGTTATAGTATCTTTAATATGGTAATTGTTTTTCATATCTGGATGTTCTTTTACTAAATTTTTCAAATTCTCCAGTGCAGTTTTCATTGTTTGTGTAAAAGCCCCTATTCTATAATGAGGAGATTGTCTTATTCCACTTGGGTCTTGTGGTGGCCCTTGAAATTTTACCTTTACTATTTCTTCCCATGTCATACTTCTTCCTCCTCTCTTAAACTTCCTTCACTGGCATCTGGATATACTATTTTTCTAACCTGTAAGTACAATGTTTCATAAGTCTTACGCAACCTCGCAGCAGTAGCCACCATATCTATGTTTTGTTCACTGATTGACTTTATCTTTTCATCTAACTCACTATCTTCTTTAGTGAAATCCATTTCTTGAATTAAATCTATAAGTTCCCCAAGTCTAGTATAATCTTGACCAAAATACTCAGAAGGCTCTGCTGCTTGAAGTGTTTTCTTTAATCTTTTTCTAGGCTCATCTGGTAAAGATGCTAGTTTAGGATTAAGTGCTTTTTCAAGCGGAGCCTTAAGTATTAATTGCCAATTCACGTTTACCACTTGTTTTCTGTTCTTTTGGGAGTTTTCTTATACTGTATCACATTAGGCACTGAGTTAGGCATTTTTCTTTCTTTAAGTGCTTTAGGTTGACTAGGAGTAAAATCTCTTTGTACTTCTACTCTTCTATCTCTATGTGCTAACGCAGCCTGTTTTCTTGCTAATTCTTTTTTCAATTTTATTACTTCTTCTCTTGTTGTCATTCCACTAACCTCCTTGCATATTCAATGGGCATAAAACCAATTGATACTGGCTCTATATCTACTATCCCTTCATCATGTAAAAAATTATATCTTGCTATTTTGTATGGGTTTCCTTGACGACTTTGCTCATTCCCATCTGTTCTAATTTGAATAATAAAAAAACCTTCACCTTCTTCAAATGCTTGTTCATCATCTAAATCTCGCTCAGAATTATTCTCAAATTCGACATCAGCAACTAAATCTTCATTATTATCAATATCAACTGGTCTTTGGGCCATATATTGTAAATCTTCAAAATTAGCATTCCTATCAAGCCAACTATCTAATAACCTAATTAACTTATTTTCAATATCGTCTTTATCATCTTGTTTTAATATATTTCGCCAACTCATCCTACTCGCCTCTCTGTTCTTCTATCGACATTATTGTTCGCTGCTTCTTCTGGTAAACCACTGAATCTTTGTGGTGGCCCTACGCTCATACGGACATCGGGTGTATCTGTCGGAGTTTCTTCAACTTCTTCAACTTGTTCCTCCATAGGAACTTCTTCCATAGGAGGCCCACCCATAGCAGTATCACCTAACATCACCTCATCTTCCATCTTCATTTCTGGTGCTGGTGGAGGTTTACTGTAAACAAAATTGTTCTCATCATCTAAATCAACTTCAAACCCTAAACCTTGCATTTGTGAAGCAAGACCGATTTCAATTTCTCTTTTTCTTAAAGAGGCAATCTCATCTTCTTCTTCTGACGGTGGCAACACCAATTCCCAATCAGTAACCCCGAACTCTTCCATTAACCAAGGGAACACATAATGATTGTAAACATTCTGTGCCATTTCTACTGCACGATTAGTAACAAGAATTTGCATACCTTCATTATTTAATCCACCACTAGCAGTATTGTCAGCCATGAATATTTTACTAACCCCATAGAAAGCAGCAACCCTATCTCTTAAATCTTCTTTAACTGCAACATAATCCATTTCTTTTAGACTGTCCATAAATTTGACCCATTCCACAGCACCTCTACCTTCTGCTTCAATTCCCATGACTGGGATAAAGTGTGGGTCACTTTCCATCTTTTCTTTGACACTTCTCCAAAACTGCCTCATGGAATCCATGTTTCTAGTTTGAACTGCGAGAATACCTCTAGGCATTCTAGATTTAGTATAAGATGCGTTGACATAATTTTCCATTGCTATCAATGTAGTCAAATGGCTAAACAATGTCATAACTGGACTTGAACCATATAATCTCGAAGGGGCATATTTACTAAAATGTAAAACCTCACCTTCAATGAAATATTCTTCTTCCCCAGTAGCCCTATTAACGTAATGCACTGGTTGTAAAACATTACCAGATTCGGGATGAGTATCATATGCATTTTCAGAAATAAAATCTCTATTTTGAATATCAATAAATCCTTTTTGTCCTCTTTCACCAACTTCATCTGCATAGATAGTCATAGATGCAGGGTCGCCTCTAAAGACTTCTTTTATCTTATGTAGTTTGATATTTCCTTTAGCATCACAAAAATACTCTTTGACTAAAACAATATATGCATCATCTATGATATTTAAGTCATCTTCTAACTCTCTTAGCACATCAACAAACATTTGATTTGCACCATTGACATAACCTGTTAACAATTTCTTAGCATATTTCAATTGTTCTTCGTCTGGAACATCAAACTCCATAGAACCACATTTAGCACATTCTCCTACTTGTTGTTCAAATTCTTTATCACACTGTCTACACTTCATAGTGAATTTTTTAGCAAAAGTAAAACCTCTCCTAAATACTTCATTTTTTAATTGAGTAGTACAAGTTCTACAAATTACAGAAGAATTTGCAATATGATACAATAATGGTATAGACAAGAAAAAAGAGTTGTCTCTTTCTTGTATTCCAATATTGAAAACTTTTCTATCTGACGGTATAGGTGTTCTTTTTCTAAACAACCTACTAAATATATTTCCTTCTGCCATTATTCTTCCTCTCCTTTACTAATTGAATCTAATTCATCCATCAGATTCATTTTGCAATTACCTTCTAATTTATCAATAGCAAAAATATCAACATTATATTTTAACCAATCATAACTTTTGTTATCTGAATGATTATACCATTTCATTAATTTGTATATTTCTTGCATACGGTCTTTAGCCCAATCTTGTTTTTTATGATATTTTTTAATTCTAACTATTTCTAATAATAAATCTGCTTGTGGCCCTTTCATTCTAAAATGTGGGCGACATTGAGTTAACACTTTATGGACATCATCTTGAGAATAAAAATTAAGTCTGTTTACTGCTCTAGTATTTTGTGGTGACTTTTGGTCAAGATGTAATTTACCATTACCTAATGCTTTGTGCATTTCTATCATGAATGCTTTGCCCCTATCACCAGTAGCAATAAGACCAACTCTAGGATTTAGATTTTTATCTAAAGTGATATAACCATCTGAATCTATGAAAGCCGCAGTATATGCACTGATGTCTTTTTTGAATGTGTCATTTAATTTGTAATATTGTTCTTCAACTATTGTTACGCCAATCTTCTTAGCATGTTTTGCAATAATTTGTGGGCTGCTCCTTTTTTGTAAAGACGAATCCATCTTATCCATGATTGACCTACAAGTAATTCCTTGGTCATCAGAAACACATTTCAAAATGTGGGTATTCAATTTATCAGTCCAATCATACCTATTAGGTAATGATTTCATAAAACCCCTAAATTCTTTTTTACATTTGGTTAGTGAATGTTCTGATTTGAAATATTCTGTGCCTTGTAAACTTTTACGTTCTAAATCTGCTTCCCAATATTTACATAAAATATCTACTAGTTGCGCTCTTGTAGAATAATCTTTTATTTCGTATATTTTTCTTAAATCGCTTTCTTTAAAAGACATTGACTTAAGTGGTTTTTGATAATCACTCAACCAATAAATAGATTTTATACAATCGTCTAAATGTGAAGAATATCCATTAATAACATTAACAATAGATTTAGTAAAATCTTTTTTAATGTCACCTTTAAGTGTAGTTCTATAATCTCTCAATCTTTTTACCACATCAACTATCCCTTCCCCTTCTATCTTATATTCAGAAGGAAACTTTTCAACTTGTTCTCTTGCTTGAGATAAATTAAGATTGAATTCTTTAGCAGCATTTTTGATAACATTGTATTCATCATCAAGGGGTTGAGAAGAAATCCATTTCAAATATTGCTCCTCAAAATCTTGTGTGGCACTAGCAAGTTCATCTAACGCTACAGCACCTTGTCGTAACTCTTCAGAACTCATCGGTTGCTTAGATATTAAGGCCAAATACACCACCTCCCATTTGTCCCACCTGTGTAGTGACGGGAGAATCAAATATATCAATATCATCTAATAAAACAAAAGATTCGTTCAAAGTGTGGGTTGCAGAGTTAGCGAGGGCCAATCCCATCACTAAATCATCATGCGCCCCAACTCCCGCAAACCTACCATTATCTAATATACTGAACATACTAAGTTCATCTACAATTAAATCAGTCATTCTTTTGGACTCTTCATTTCCTTTAGGTAAAACTATTTTGTGATTCTCTATATTCATTTGTAAGTTAAGAATTATCTCTTGTTTCTTTTTTCTAGTTGTATTGAAATCTCTAACATTCAAATCGGTTTCATTACGCAATTCTTGTGTAAATGATTTAGCAAAAGTATTAGTTTCAAATAAGATTACTTCTGGTTGAAATAATTGACCAACTAATTTTAGTTTGTTTATGTTTTCCCTAAACTGAACATTCTTTTGTCTATCTACAAACACCACTCGTTTATTTTTTTCTTCATCAACTTCTAATACGACAATAACATTGTAGTCACCATCTGTTGATATAGCAGGGTCAACACCTACAAAATATTTGTAACCTTCTCTATTTCTCATTCTAAGAATGTCTTCTTTACTAATACATTGTTGAACGTGTTCTACATTGAACAGTGATGTTCCAGTTGAGATAGGAATACACATATATTCTCTTGTGAATTTTAATGAGCCAACTTCTGTCTTTCTTTGCATTAGGGCATCATAATCCCATCTCTCTGGCCAAAGTGGTTCATTGAGTTGGTTGAAACAAGGATATTTTCTAACAGTGTAGGCTTCGTTCTCTTCTAACTGTGTAAAAATATCAGTGTAAGAAAAAGGAGTGCCAATCATTCTAAGACTAGCAGTGTGGTGAAGTGTTGGTATCATATCTCCGAAAAACCAATCAGTAACTTTGTTAATTGCAGACATAGAGAACTCTTTCAAAGGGTCGTCAATAATTATCTCTTGAGGATGAAGACCACGAATCTGAGAGCCTACTGAACGCTCAAGAATTGAATTACCATTAGTAAGTGTAATGTTTCCTATGGCCCAACCTCTACTTGGTCTAAATTGTGCTAACGATTTATGATTAAACATCTTGTCAATATCTCTCATGTGAACCATAGTCTGTTTATGGTTAGATGAAATGTATAACATTTGAAATGGTGGTGGTTGAAAACATAAATTCCAAACTACCCATGAATGCATAAATACAGATTTACCGTGGTCACGACTACAAATGATAACAGTACGGTCTGTTGATTCCATAAGTTCTAGCCACTCTTGATGGAAATGAGTAAATTCCCAACCTAATACATTCTGAAAAAAATAAGGAAAAGATGTTTTGGATAATTCCATATCCATTTTAGTTTCAAAATCTAACATTCCTATTTCTGTCATCTACATAGCCCCTTTGCCAGATATACTATTTCTTCATTTACTCCAAAAGACTTAGCAATTCTGTCAAGAGAACTTATCGAATCAACTATAGCAGTTAATTCTACAGCAGTCAAATCATACCCTTTTGAGGATAATCTTTTCAAAACATAACTGGTATCTTCTATGTCTGTCAAATCATTCATACCATAATAAATTGGTTTACCAAAAGATTTCCTAATAACATCGTGAGTTTCTAAAATTTGTGAATTAATGTCTTTTTTCTTCTTTGCTAATTTTTTGTAATTGTTGTTTAATTTTTTAACTTGCTCAAATAATTTTTTCTTTACTGTAGGTTTTACATTTTCTAATTTTGCATCTGGGTCTGTTGGTTCAAATAAACTAATAAATTTAGGACTATTGATTAAACCTTCCATATCTAATAATGGATAAGATGATTCTTTTTGTTCATCGTATCTATCAGCAAGTTCTTCGATGGATTCACCCATGAATCTTTCTCCAGCAGGAGGGTTGTTTTTATTTAAGAACCAACCAAGAGTTTCTTGATTTGCTTTGCGATGTTCACCTTTAAATAATTCATCTAAAACTCCAAAAACTTTGAAGGCTAAATCTTTAGTGTTATCATCATACACTTCCAATGCACCTTTACGATATTTACCTATGAATTCTGCTAAAGCCTCCATTTGTTTTGCAGAAACTAAAGTATCATCATAATCTAAAGTGGACTCACTATCTAAAGACATGATGTTATCCCAAGTAGAGGACTCCATAAACTTAGGGGGACTTCCCATTAGATTCATATTAGTTTTTGATATAGGGCCATAATATTTTTTGAGTGTGGTTAGTAGCACAGGGTCGATTTCTTTTTCGTCTGCTGCGAGCGCAATCATTTCAAGATATTTTTTGTGATTGTCTTCTCTCCTTTGTCTTGCTTGCTCATCAGTTGAGGTAAACTCTGTATCGGGTAGATAGAAAGGCGCATCTATTGCCTCTGCTTCATCAATTAGACTATCTAACATTTTTTCAAACATTGTTCTTGGCTTTTCATCTAGTTTTTTGCTTTGCTCTAACAAGTTTTCTTTTTCTCTTAATAGAGTCTCTTTACTATATCCTAACTTAGTCAAACCTTTTGAAATGGACACTGCTAAAAGAGGGTCAACATCATCCATGTCGTCTGCTGCATCTCCTGTTTTTGCTGCTAATATTTTATTTTCAGTGAACTTTACAACTCCATCATCTGATAAAAGAGAGGCTTTTATTTCCTCTAACATATCTGCAAAAATATCTAAGTGTGTCCCAACTGGTATTTGTTGAACATCATTTATTTTTATGACATAGTTTTCTAAGTTTTCTAAACTATCAACAACATTACCTTTATTTTTATCAGTTAATGTTTCTGCCCATTTTCTTGTTTGGGATTCTAAATCGTCAAACATTTTGGATATGCCTTCCCAATAATCATAAACTTTCTTTCTAGAATTTGCAGAACGCCATTTTAAAACACCAACTTTTTCTGGGAAAGAATCTTTGGCTATTGTTTTCTTTGTTTCTTCTGTTGGCTTTTCAAACTCAGCAATGAATTTTTCTAATTTGTTTTGAATGTTATCGTTTGCATGAATTAAGTTTCCAACTGTAATGTTTGGAACTCCTTTGATTTCTACTTCAACAGATTCTATATCGTCTGATGTCAAACCTTTTTTTGTAGAGTGGGGATTCCATTCTTTTGTCCATTTTAATGTATTTGAATCGGAATAATTAACAAGGGCTTTTGATAGAGCATCAGTAATTATTTTTTTTAACTGCTTTCTTAATGCAACAGTTATATTTTTCTTACCGTCTAAAGTTGGATTAGGAACAACTTCTTTAATTGTTTTTTTCTGATTAGTTATTTTAGTTAAAGCATCTGTAATTATTTCTTGTTTAATCATGACTCAACCTCCTCTACTATTCCCATTTTTATGAGTTCACCTAAAAGATTTTTATTTTTTCTTAAGTCTTTTAAGAACTCACTTAAAATGTCAAATGCTAATTGTTCCCAATCTTTAACTTTAGATGTTTTACTAAAAGCCCAATATCTCAAACTCTCACTTAAGTCTTTATCTTTTTTGTTGAAATCGTCCAGCACTTTATTTTTCTCTAATGGTAATTTATTACCTGTGAGTATAGACTTACCATTAACTACTATTCTTTGCCCAGAACCGATATTGTCTACAACTCCACCTAATCCATTTGGTGCCTCATCATCTAAAAATTCTTGTGCATCTTCAAAAGGAATATACAAATCATTTTTATCTTTTATTTTATCTGTAAAGAAGTTTTCATTTACAGATTTAGCAGGGACTTTAACATACATGAATTCTTCAAAACCTTCTAATGTTGGCTTTTCTTTTTTTAGGGCTTTAGAAAACTCTAGTGTAAGTGATTTATTTGGTAAATATAAATGGTCGTAAATATTTCCTGTTTTTGCTTTTAATGACTTTTGGATTTTTCTAGGGTCGCCTTTTTGTATTATTGTTTCATAAAAAGATTCTAATTTCTTTTCTAATTCTGGTCTTTTAATTATATGGTTGCCCTTTGTAATCTTAAAAATTGTAGCAAGTCTTTTGATAGTATTTGGTTCTGCGAAAGATTCTATCTTAGAACTGATTTGTTGAACTTTACCTCTAAGTTTTGGGAACAACCTATCTCTTATTTGGGTGACTCTGGTGCCACCTTTCAAATAATTATTAATTTCTTTTTCTATACTTAAAAAGTCTGGCTCGCTAACTTTTAATCTTGGAACTATCCTTTCAATTAAATCATCAATATCTAAACCACCAGCATCAAGTATGAGTTCATTGATTTCATTTAGTTCTCTTTGAACTAGTTTAGATAGTCTTTTTTGTTGAGATAGTCTTTCTGGTATTGGTTGGTCAAAAATTTTTTTATTATCTAGGTCAGCATTATTTACTATATTTTGGCCGTATTCTTTGTTCCTAAGTGTATTCTTAACAGAAGCAATTGTTCTTTCATCTAGTGAATTGATACTCTCCTTGAATTGTGTTAGATTTTTTTGAGATTCAAAAACCTCTGTCCAATCATCTATGTCGTCTTCAAACTTAGTTTGTTTGAGGAGAATATCTTGCCATGTCATCTTGAAAACCTCGCTTTTTGTTCATGAACAACTGGGCCAAAATCTGCTTCTGGAAAACCTTTAGTGTCTTTTTTCATCATGACTGTAAATTTACCATTTTTTTCTCTGATAACGTGAGGTTCTGCAAAAGACCATGTACGAGCAAGGCGTTTAGCCCTTTCGTAATTATCGAAGGTTTTTCTAGAACCTTCCATAGCAATCTTTAGCAGACTTCTCCAACTCACTGTAACTTCTCCTTCATCTTTTCTTTAACGTCTAACCACACTTGAGGATGATTTTGCGCCAACACTTCTTGGACAATCTGCATCTGCGCTACGATGATGGTGTCCTGCCTTCGGTGAATAAGTTTGCCCTTGAACTCCATAAGGTATTTCAAAGACTCACGAATCTCTTTTGCGAGTTTAGTCAGTGAATCTAATTCTCTCGTAGTGTGAGTAGGCATGTCAAATAACTCATCTAATTTACCATCTAATCTTTGTAAGTTTGCACTAAGCATATCTATCTCATCAATTTCTCTACGAGCAATTTGAGTTGCAGCAGATTTTTGCACAAGAGGTTGTAAATGTGACCTCATATGTTTTCTAATTTGAGCATCTGTTGTTCCCAATTGTGCTGCTACTTCACTAGCAGGAATCGTACCTTCTGTGATGTCTGTTTCTATTTTAGCCCTTTCTGGATGAGTACAAACAGCACATTGAGGATTAGAGGCATCATCATATCCTTGAGTATGGTTTCTCATGTGACGGGCTGTTGTACCACTTGCCCAATCGAATTCTATATCTAAATCATCACAAGTTTTAGTCATTGAATTGACCATCTCTTCTATTTGTGTCCTGTCTTCATGTTGACAGACTTTACATCTTCTTCTAGTTACCATTTGTATCACCAACGAGTATTTCTCCTTAATATGCTTTTCCATAGTTCTTCATTGAACTCCGACTTAGCCCTGCTAAGTAAAAACTCTTTATCATTTTTACCAGTTTTGACTGCTAATTCTAACAAATAATTCAAAATCTCACCAATTTTTCTTCCACTGATTCCCTCATCTAACAAATCCTTACCTGTAACTGCTAATTCTTTGAGACTTGTTGGTTTTCCTTTCATTGATTTTAATTGCTCACTTAATGTTGTTTGTCCTTTGGCTTTTTGCAAAGCATCAATATTGCGAATAACATCTTTCTTATCCTTGACTTTAGATAAAAATTTAACCACATTTAAATCATCTAAATTTATTTTTTGGAAATCCATAACTGCTTGAACGATGTTGGCATCTTTGTTAGACAACTTCATTACACTTTGTATTTCTGAGCCACTTGACCCTTCACCAAATAATGCTAAAAAAGTTGGAAAGGCATCTTTACTTAATTTATCCATCAAAGGATTAACTTCCCCTTTACTAAATATATGATTCATTAACCCTGTTTCTATCAAAAGTTTAACACCTACAGTTGGCTTACTAGACTTCTCGAACATTTTTCTAAACTCTTCTTGATACCTGTCATTGGAAACCGTCTTAATTTTTGCAGCGTTTTTCTTTATTTCTTTCATGGTTTCGTTTTCTATTTTAAAATTAAATCTAGATGCGAATTGTACTGCTCTTAACATTCTTAACGGGTCATCCTCAAATGCTTTTGGATTGATTACAGAAATCTGTTTATTTTTTATATCGAGTTGGCCTTTTCCACCAATGTCGATAATTTCTCCAGTTTCAATATCTTTGGCGATTGCATTCATCCAAAAATCTCTACGCAACTGTTCTTCTTCTAACGTGATGTCTTTACCTAATCTGACCTCGAAATCTTTGTGACCTTCTCCTGTGCTAACTTCTATTCTAGGAACAACAATATCTACTGGTTCTCCTTCTTGACCAAAAGGATTAAACTTCAACACACCAAAACTTTTACCGACTAAATTTACCTTACCATGTTGATTTAGAATTTTTTGCAAATCGTCAATGTCTATTCCTGCAATTATCAAATCTAAATCTTTAGACACTTTACCTAAAAACTCATCTCGAACTGCACCACCAATCTGGTAAATTTTACCACCTTTTGATTTGATGTCTCTACGCAACTCATCAGTGAGAATATCTAACGAAACTTTGAGAATATCCATCCAACTCATAATATCACTTCACATGCACAATGTCTACATTGTCTTTATCTTCCGCCCACTTTTGGAATTCGGGTAAATGGTCATCTCTATCATCATAAGCAGTAATTTGTGCGTTTGGATATTCTCGGTATAAATCTTCAAAAGTTTTTAATTTATGTCTCAAGGTTTGCAGTTTAGCAAAATATTCTCTGTCAAAATTAATGCCATGTTCTTTAAATAAAGCCTTAACTTCCTTTTCTACTTTTGGAACTCTACCCGTACACAAAACGGTCATGCAAGTGGAATCACTTTCACACTCTCTATACTTGCTAAGTATTTCTTTATTGACTGGAATATCAAAAATATCTGTATCTAAACTTTCTGGTTTACTCCACCAACCAATGTGGGGATATTCCTCACCAGTAACTTCTTGATATTTTTTTTTACCTTCTTCTGGAGTAGGAGTATAAAATAGTGTTTGGTCAAAATCAATAATAACAATTTTGTTAATTGCTTTAAGAATGTCCATCCAACTCATAATATCACCTGTTGGGGACTTCTTCTACTACCCCAGTTAAGGTGCCACTAAAAGGTTTAAAATTTTCTTCTGGTATTTGATTAGAATGAAATGGTTTTCCACCATCGGGACTAGTTGCAACAGTAACATGAGGGAATCCTCTACTGTCATCTCTTTTAGCATCTACTTTAACAGCCATTGCTCTATCATCCATACCAACATCAGTAATATTCATTGATACTTTATCACCAACTTTATACTGTGAATCTTCTTTTAATGGGCCGAGTTTAATAGTCATGTGGTGAGCGTATGGTTTCCAACCCTTTGGAACAAGTGGTAATAATTTTTTTTTGGACGGGTCATCAAGAACAATAGCAGAATAACTAATGCTTTTTAACAAATCAAACCACATTATGAACCCTTTCTCCAATTTTTATTTTTCTTTTCTTTAGTTTTACTTGGACTCCATTTTACTTTATCCGCCCAATAAGCACGAGACATCTTTCCACGCTTGATATTCTTAGCATGTCGAGCCTTGAAAGCCTCTCTTTGTCCAGCAGTTTGGTTAGTTTTTACTCCTTTTTGGCCAAATTTCATATATTTTGCTTTATTATTTTCAAAAGCCATAACATGATGAGATTTTTCTGGGTCTTTTTTTAATCCCTGTGGTTTATTTACCCCTTTGAGTCCTTTCTTTTTTGCTCTTTCTGTAGCCTTCTGCCTTGGGCTTTCTTTCTTTTTTTTCAGAACATCAAACCAACTCATGTGCCTCTCCTCCTTTTGTAAGTTTTACATGCTGCACAAGTTGGCCTACATCTTCTTTTTCTTCCTTTATCAGCATCTTCTCTTCCACATGGTTTAGGGCCGTTTTTATCATCACATGTTCCACAAGCAATCCATCCAGATTGTGTTTTACCATCTTTAGTTTCTTTACCGCCTCTCCTTTTAAACCATCTATAAAGAGTATCTTTTATTTTACCCTTTTCAATTTCAGATTTCTTTTCAGATTCTCCCCAATTAGCCGCACCAACTTTTCGACATTGAACTAATGCGCCACTAGCATAAGCAGAAGGCCATTTCTTGTAACGACTTCTTACCTTATGATAACAGGCATCTTTTTTCTTCTTGAGGATTTCTTGCCACATATTACTCCCCCTTCATTTGATTTTCTTTTGATGTTTTATCATCATCTATCGGGCCTCCAGCAGCCCAAGTGTAACAAGTTCTGTCTTTGTGACATTTGAAATGGTGCATCCAGCAATAACCTAAGTCTCCCTCAAGAGGCATACAATCCATCATTCTATCACTAATATCAAAAGCAATACAATTAGAGCATTTTGATTTTTTAGCAACTTCAACTGATGTGTTCCAATGGTCTGCTGCCCTAACCCAATAATCTTCATCTTCTAAGTTAAGGGGGCCATATTGAATGTGTTTGGCTTTGATTGCACTATCTCTATTTTTAGTGTTGAGTTTTAAATCCTTTGTGGCAGTAGGACAAGCCAATTGTTTTAAGATTATTTCCCAACCGATGGTATCACCTCACCTGTAAATAATCTCGCCAATGCATTTTTTGCAAATCTCTAGTTTCTGCCATCCTTGGGGATGTCTTCCACAAGTTAAACCATTGAACTGGAACCCCACCAACTTTTGCATCTGCTCCAAAAGCAGCAAGCAATAATTTCTCTATTTGATTAGCAGTCATTGAAAGTAAATTGAATTCACTAACCCCTCCTGCTGCATCTTTATTACCCGATAATGTTTTGACAGTGTTGAGTTCTTCTGGAGTAACTTTGTATGGTAAACCTGTTAGTCTACGATTCATGTCTGTAAATTTGATTCTAACAACATTTATTTCCTTATCTTCTTTATCTGTAGATTTAGTTTTAGACCATAGGTTGTTAGTTCTCATGATTTCGTTTAATCTCTTTCTAACATCTTTAATATCTACTAATTGCTCAAGCGTAGAATCTTTTTGTAATGTTCTAGCAGGAATAGTTAACGCCACACTTTCTCCAGCCAAACCTTTTTCTATTTTTTCTAACAACGGAAGTAAACCAATAGAAATGATTTTACCCTTGAAAGACTCATTCTCACCAACAAAAAATGCTTGCCACAAAGGATTTCTAGCAGTCCCTAAAGTTTGACTAGTCCAAGCATCAGGAATGTTATTCATGTATGATTGAACTTCATAAGTTTCTCCCCTTGCCTTCTTTTTATTCTTCATTCCTTGAACATATTCTTTACTATTAGGGTGGCCATATTGTATGGCTCGACCACTACCATCTTCTCCAGTAGGATAAGTAAAAGGTATATTTCTTGGATTATTAATACTATTATCCCCAACACCTTTTAATTTTCTAATCGTTTCTCTAATTAATTTTAATTGTTGATTAGTTAAATCTGCTTCCCCTTTGAAAATATTTTGCATTTGAGTAAAAAACCTATAAAGCCCAGAGGCTTTTCTTTTGCCTCCTCTAGCAGCAGGTCTACTCGCAGTGCCATGTCCACTTAAAAATCTATAAAGATTTCCTTTTGCCATACCTATAGTAGCACTATCAGCCGCTTTAAGTTCTCTTACATATTTATTGAAGGCATCATTAGCATCTTTCTTTGTTTTTACCATGTTTTTTCCTCCTTTTCTTTTTGCCAAATCTTAGACTAGGATTTCCTTGTGAATCAATAAAAGAAATCCCTTCTGTAGTTGCTGAGTTTGATGGGCCTCCACCAGCAGCACTGCTTGAGGTAACTGACCCTGTTGCTTTGAGTTGTTGGAACCACTTTTCTGTTGTCATTTAATCACCTTTGTTTTTCTTGGATTGTTGAAAGAACCTTTCAGTTAATCTACCCTTAGACGGAATATAGCCAAGACGTTTGTTATAATCTTTACCAGAACTAATCGTATAACCACCAGTTGCAGAAAAATTATTAGCAAAAAAATCCAAAGTTTTATCACTCCAATTATAATCTTCGAAACTATTAGGTTCAAAACGCAATACCTTTTCTCTCATTTCTTTTTCAGTATCACTTACATCAAACCAAGGCTTCCACCATTTTATATTGTTAAGCCAATTTTTATCACTAGTAAATTTATCCCATGTGTCTTGGTAAACATCATCCTCTTGAGAAGTCCCGAAGCCGAATAATTCAAACTCGGGTTCTTTTGCCATCTCTCTAACAAGGTCTGACCACCAATAAGGGGCTAATCTCTCCATATCATTTTCTGTATAGGTTTTTCTATTTTTTAATATATCTTGCCAACTCATTTAATCACCTTATATGTAGTTTCTTTTACTGCTAATGCATTTGCGTTAACATACTTTGATAATTTTTCTTCTTTTGCAATGTTGGAATGATTATCTAAAAAATATTTTAGTCTATTCTTTTTGAGATTATTTTTGTTTAAACCTTTAATGATTTTGTTAACTGTTGTATTAGGATTATATTCTACATATTTTAGAATATCAGATTGTAACTGCTTACCTAGAGGCTTTTGAAGTACTTGTTTCCATGTCATATTTGGTTATCCCCCTTTAAATCCGAATGTAATTTTCTAAGTGTTTCTTCTGCTGTGCCTATTGCATTTTTAAAAGATGGGCCGATTTTTAAATCTTTAGTCCCAGTTAATTCACCAAGAGTCAATTGATTTCTACCGAAGGTATAGTAAATTCTTTTACCATCTTTTAGTATGGCCCCACCTCGATTGTTTTTTCCAAAATAAATTCTAGGAGGTAATAATTTATTATCTCTATTCCAACCACTCCAATCATATTTATTTATCCAACCTTGAACTTCTGCTATGATTTGTTTTCTATCTATTTCATCCTCTACAGGTTCCTTCATATCTTCTGGAGCATATTTATCTCCAAGACTACGGGCTTCGTCCATGCTTATTTTTAAAATTTTTTTAAATTGAGGAATCCTTGGTCTTTGACCCGCATCAGAAGGAATGCCTTGTGAAACTCTTTTCCTAGCCTCTAATACTTGTTTTAATTTTTGAGGATTGAGTGACATTAAATATTTCAAATCTTGCTCATCGTGTGCTATGGATTCTAACCCTTTACCAGTTTGCTTCTCCACATCTTTAGCAGCCTCAGACATTGGCTCTTTTTTATTTCCATCACCATCAAGGTCTAGGAAATCTGGCTTCTTTGCTTTTAGGATGTCTTTCCATGTCATATTATTCACCTACTTTTCTCTAAATAATCATCTATAATATCAGCAAACACGCCAAAGGCAACACCCAAATCATTAGATTTATTCGAAATATTACGAATTTGTTTTTGTAAATCTCTAAAAAGTTTATCATCTATTTTACCTTTTAATTGGATAAAATTATCGTTAAGTTTGCCAGCAATTTCTTGCGGGTGTGCATCAGCACGTAACTTACCTTCAAATCTGCCCTTAAAATTTGCAAAGTCTTTAAGTTCTTCTAATTGACTTATAACATCTTGTTTTAATATATCTTGCCAACTCATATTATTCACTTCCTTCTGTTAATTTTTTAAATTCGGGAGTGCCTTGTGGAACTATTTTAGTTATACGCTCTAAATAAGTCCAATAATTACCACCTCTCCAACTTGGCCCGAAAACTACAGAACCTTGATATTTTAAACTAGTATCATATTTTTTAACATCTACCGCAGAAGAATATTCACCAGCAGCATCATTTTCTTCCATTGCTATGCTAATGCTGATAACAACACCATCTCTACGGCGATTCGGTGAAAATTCTTCAATATAATCTCCAACTTTAAGAATTCCTAAATCATCTTGTTTGATTATATCTTCCCACGTCATGTTAATCACCTATAACATTGGATTGTCTTTTTTTGCATATATCGCCATCATCTCGGCAACTTTCTTCATAAGTTTTTCAAGTTTATCATCAGTCATTTCATATTCGTCTACAATACTCATAGCCTCGCCCACCAAAGATTTAGGTAAAAACCCACCATAAACTTGTGAATATTCCATTATATCATCGTAAATCAATCTACTTATAACTCTATGAACATCCTTTAATTTTTTCTGAGTTTCTTTAATATCTTTAAGCAACTTATTGAATGTATCAACATCATCTTTCAATATATCTTCCCACGCCATGTTATCACCTTTCTTGTCTT